TGTACCTGAACTTGGTGGAGGACCTAAAACTTCAATCTTGATGTTTGGAAACTCGGGATTAATTTGGTTCCAAGTTGTGAATGGGTTAGGAACAAGGTCACCGTTTTCCTGCGGAACATCTTTAGCAAGTGCCTGGAATAACTCACGTGGAGTAATTTCCATTGCTTCGCCTGTGTTTGCTACAGCAAAAACAATGCCGTCATAACCTACCATCATCTCAAGAGGAGTAACACCATTTGCGGCACACTTTTCTTTTTCACTTGACTTAATTGCCCGTGAAGCATTAGTAAAGTCAGGATGATCAACACCTGTACCAGCACAGAAAAGTTTCATACCACCGCCAGTACCAGTTGATTCAATAACTGGAGCAGTGTTGCCCTCTGCGGCAAATGTTTCTCCTACGATTGTTGTGAAAGGATAAACTGTTGAGGAACCAACAATTCTAATTTCTCTTGCTTCAGCGACTGAGGTCACTGCGAACACCGCCAAGAGTGCGGCTACGAATGAACGTACCATTTAATATCTCCTTATTCTGGTTTGCCCTGTTGGGCCATCGTCATAAGTGAAGAACTTTTTTTGCTCTTCACCTTTATTTATAACACAAGGTAATAACAACGTCAAGTTCGAAAAGATTAAACTTTTATTACAAAGAAATAAATATATCGGCCTGAAAGAGAAACTATTCACACCTCGACCTGACACGTTGAAAAGACAACGGGCGTTCGCCTTACAAAACATCATTACAATGGAGAAAAACAATGACACAGATAGCAAATGCTATGGGTCATGTAATGATGACTGCGGTCTCATTCTTGACTCAGAAGAATAAAACAAACGACAACGACATCCGTAGATGGGCTGAAGTTGAGTATAAGGGAGATCCTTATGCTTATTATTGTCTAATGAATAACATCAAACCTGACAATAGATAGACTGTTGCAAAAATGTTGATACAGCCATGCAAAAATAGCACTAGGAAAATAGTAAGCATGGCTGTACTATTAGATAAATATAGACGAAGCGCAATGCTTTAGAGCGTCTTCAGCTCAGAAAAAATGAAGGGCATAACCCATGCCATACAAGTGGTGCCATCTTTAGGGTACCGTGGTAGCGCCGGGAGAGACCGGGGTCGTGACATACCTAAATTCACACATACATATAGACACATAAAGGAGACTGCAGGATGACTGCACTAGCAATGAGAACGGCCACTTGGGTTGGCCTACCAGGTTTAGCGACTTGGTTTAAGAACCTAAATCAAAAACTTCAAGCACGTAGATTAGAAAAACAAACTTACGCAGAACTTTCAAGACTTTCTGATAGAGAGCTTTGGGACATGGGTATTGGGCGTTCAGACATTAGATCGATCGCAAGCGGAAACTTTTACAGAGATTACAAAGACGAAGTAGAAGTAAACAAAAACTTGAAAGGATGGGTGTAATGACTGCATTAGTTATAAGAGCATTTAAGAATCCATTTTATTCAGTTGGCTTAGTACTAGCAGGTATCTGGGCTGGCATGATAGCAATGGGCGAACAAGCAGGACGTTCAAGAGCCGCTTCTGAACTAGCACGTATGGGCTATTATGACGAAGCAAAGAATCTAATGTTACAGAAAGAGGAGACACACAATGAATCCTAATTGGAAAAACTTCTTACACGGAGCGTTTGCCTTTTCATTGATGATGGCGATACTTACTGGCATGATGGTTCTTAACGGATTATTCTGGGGAGGTATACTATAATGTGGCCTTACACAGATGAAGAAAACGATATGCTTTCAAATCCTAAACCAGCGAAAGAGAGCAGTGAAGATTAATCCAAACCCTATGGTAAAGTTCATAGTTCAGCTACGTATGGCCTACGCGGACCTACGTGGACATCACGGCAAGCGATGGAACTATGAACCTTCGGATCATTACCTAGGAATGAAAAATTCTAAACGACATCGTGAACGCTTAAAATTACATAAGTAGATTTACACAGACATAAAGGACAGAAAACAAATGAAAGTACTAACTTTTTTTATGGCAGTGTTTGGCTTGGTATTCATTTCAAGTCTAGCATATGCCGCAGACACAACAATCGAAATGTTGAATAAACGTGATGACGGAGCAAAGATGGTTTACTCCGAAGACATCACACGCATTGATGTAGGCGACACAATTACTTGGGTGCCAACATCAAAAGGTCACAACGTAGAAATCGTTGCGGCACCAGAAGGCTTTGACATTCCTAAAAAGTCAAAGAACAACAAAGAAGTTTCAATTACGTTTGACACACCTGGAGTATATCTATATCAGTGTACACCACACAAGTCAATGGGCATGATTGCTCTTATCGTAGTTGGTGATGACACTTCAAACAAAGACGCAGTTGCTAAGGCGAAGGCAGTCGGAAAGAGCAAAAAGAAACTAAAGGCTCTTATTGGAGAACTTTAATACTTGACATTGCTAAATAAATTTGTTACATTAGTAACACTACACACAGACACACAAGGAGAAAATAATGTCAAAAGTAGAAACCACATACGGCGAGACTATCTTGAAACAGACGCAAGAAATTGCAGATATGTTCAAGCAAGCAATGCCAAAAGTATCAACAAATAAAAACGGTTATGAGATTAGAACTAAAGTCTTAGAAATGGCCAAGGACAATGTATGGAGCGACTATCATGCAAAGTTCGCAGGTTGGTCAACAGTTGTTACCAAAGAAGGTGACGAAGTTGTAACTAAGGTGGAGATGCCAGATGTACCTGGCACAAAAGAAGTTCTAGATACTGCCGAAGCCTTTTACAAATTTGTAAACGGTAAATAAAATATAACAACAATATAGAACATTGGGCATAGCCCTCTAACATAGTATAGTAAAGTAGCAACCCCTACTAACGAAATCGAGAACAGAGATTCATTGCCATTGGCTGTCAACGTTCCAAAAGTTAGTAGGGGTTAATCTTTTCTATAATGTACGCATATAATATGATAAATACTGCGTGATAGATTTAGAACCATTTAATCGTATACTTGAGTCACTTCAACAAGAAGGCAAGTATAGAGTTTTCAATGACATTGTAAGGGAGCGAGGAGCTTTTCCGGAAGCTATCTGGTATGGTCCTTACAACATAAAAAATATTGTTAACTGGTGTTCTAATGATTATCTTGGTATGGGTCAGCATAAGGTTGTGATTGATGCTATGCATACTGCACTTGATCAGACAGGAAGTGGATCAGGTGGAACTAGAAACATTGGCGGCACAAGTCATTATCACGTTGCATTAGAACACGAACTCGCCCAGCTGCATAGCAAAGGAGCGGCTTTACTCTACACCAGTGCCTATGTTGCCAATGAGTGGACACTCATCGCTTTAAACAGGATCATTCCTAACCTATGTTTTCTTTCAGATTCTAAGAATCATGCTTCACTTATCCAAGGTATTCGACACTCAGGAGCAGAAAAACGTATTTGGACGCATAATGATATGAGCGATTTAGAAGAGAAACTTCAGGAGGTTACCGCACTAGGACTTAAACCCTGCATAGTCTTTGAATCCGTGTATAGCATGGATGGCGATGTCTCTCCTATTTCTCGTGTTTGCGACTTGGCAGAAGAGTACGGAGCCATTACATATATTGATGAAGTCCACGCTGTCGGCTTGTATGGGGATACAGGCGCAGGGTATTGTGAGAAGGTGGGCGAAGCTAGAGTCGATATTACAAATGGTACCCTTGGCAAAGCCTATGGAGTTCAAGGTGGTTACATTGCAGGTGATAGGACAGTCATAGACGCGATCCGTAGTGTAGCTAGTGGATTTATATTCACAACCAGCACAAGTCCAGTTATTTGTTCTGGTGCCTTAGCCTCTATCAAATATCTAAAAGACCATAACGATCTAAGAATAAAGCATCAAGAAAGAGCTAACACACTTAAGAAGATGTTGAATGATGTAGGTATAGAAGTGTTAGATGATGCTTGTACTCATATAGTACCGGTTATGGTTAGAGATGCAAAGTTGTGTAAGAAGATGAGTGATATGCTGTTAGAAGATTATAACATTTATATCCAACCTATAAATTACCCAACTGTTGCTGTCGGAGAAGAGCGTTTACGCATCGCGCCTACTCCGCTTCACACAGATGCAATGATGTATGATCTAGTAGAAGCACTGAGAAAAACATTCAAAAGGTGTAAAGGTCAACATCGGAAAGAGAAAGAAAATCTATGATTAAAAAATACTTTTGGATGGGACTAGGATTTTTGTCCTTGGGCATGGCTTACGTTGGTGTAGTTGTTCCAGGCATTCCTTTTTCTATATTTCTTGTATTCGCGGCATATTGCTTTGCTAAAAGCTCTAAGCGGATGCATGACTGGTTATACAATCACAAATACTTTGGCCCGTTCTTAACAAACTGGGTACAGAAGAAAGTATTTCCCACAAAGGGAAAATACCTAATGGTTGCTGTTATGGCATCTTCACTTGCCTTTTTATGGTTCACTACAGAAAATATAAAAGCAGTTATGTGGAGCGGTGGATTTATGGCACTTGTTGCTATATGGGCTTGGAGGTTCCCCGGAACAGTCGAAGAACATAAAGCTAGAGTGAAAGCTGGCAAAAAGATAGGCTGGATTAAGTAGACCCCGCTGCAGGCCTAGAGATAATTACGCCAACTAGGATGCCGTACATCGATTTCTAACTGCTTACGCTTGTTAACAAGTTCATAGTAGTCAGGACGGTACGGCATTCTTTTTGGCTTCATAGTCATCTTGTTTCCTTTGCGTGTGTTGCAAGGTCCACAGGCGGCTACAATGTTTTCCCAATTGGTTCTACCACCTAAGCTCAAAGGCCTTACGTGGTCCATTGTTAAAAGTTTTCTTGGTTGAGGAGTGTCACAGTATTGACAGGTATAAAGGTCGCGGAGGTAAAGGTTAGTCTTAGAAAATCTCGGCGTACGCCGTCGCCGTTGGAACTCTTTGAGCAGTATCACTGCCGGCACCTTTGTTTCCCAATTAGCACTGCTCACTACCCAATCGTCATACCATTCCAACACATCACACTTGTCTAAATACATGTATGTGATTGCTTCTTTCCATTGAACCGCACTCAATGGAAGGTAACTTACTGGTTGAGCATCTGCGTTGAGGACCAACACATCGGACACGAATGAATCTCCTTTATCCTCAAATATTTATTCAAATACATCTGAGGCGATACAAATCGCTTGTTCATTAAGAGGATAAAACCCATCTTCTCCTCCTCGTTCGACACTATAATAGTCTCTAGCCCAAAAACAATCTTCCATACTTTCGAACGAACCAACCGTACTAGCATCTAATCCTCCATTTGTTGAAAGAAGGATGTGGACTAAAATCCATTTCATGTGTTCTCTCCTTGCCATAAAGGCATTCTTAATGTAACCATTGCATCACTTGAAGGGCCTTCAAAATCAGCTGTGGCATGAGCACAACCTAATTCTTGTAAGACAGCATCTTTATCTAGGTTATTCTTAGCATAGTCGCCGGCGCCTGCAATGATACGGTTTTTATTGTTATCATAGAATTCAATACAATTTTCATGATGAGGGAAAGTCAGTCCCCAACTGATGTGTTCAACTGGCTCACCATTTATAGAAAATACTGCATAAAAAATTATTGCCCATTTCATATGCTATCTCCTTCAGGCACAACCTTACCTTCACCTTCAACTATAAATTGTCTAAGTTTTTCCTTTTCAACACACAAGAGCCTATCTAATTTGTCTGCTGGCATTTCTGTTTTGAGATGATCAAAAATATCATAACTGTTATTTCTTACAAAATCTAAACATTGTTCCGAAGTAACGAAACGTGGATTTTCCCAAACGTAGATATCCTTCTCATCTCCGTTATGAATGAGTGTCATAATTGCTACTAAAAACCACATATCAATCTCCCATAAAAGGTTGGAACTTGCCGCCATTGAATAGCATACAAGCCATACCATCTTGAAACACTTGGAACATAGTCCAATTGCCTGCATCTTGATCTACAACAAAAAGCATTCCACCTTTGTAAGGTTTTGATGTGCCTGCTTCAAATGTAAATCCTTCGCCTATGAACAAGGGTTGTTCGTTATGTTTTTCTACCAAGTCACTCATCTTTAAGAATTGAGCACATGGTGCTTGGGTTAGTAACATTTTCTCTTGCTCTTGGGCACTTGCGGCTCCCCCAAACCAAACCACAAGCAGAGCCGTTAGTGCCGTAGTTAGTCTGGCCATAAGTTTTCTCCTCTATCTATTTAGATACTCAAGGTATCTCTGAGATACTATCTCATCTATTTTATATTGCAATGCAACAATCTTTGAATGATTTTTTTCTTTTTCTAATTGGCTACGAAACTGTTTTAGAAGTAATAGTCGACCATCTGTTTCGTTGCGATTTCCAGGCATCTTTGCCATTGTTCTTCTCCATCATACTCATACACTATACTATCATTCGCATCACAAGTCAACCATCTATTTTCTGTCTTGTAAGGAAAGGTGCCATTTATTTCCATGTTCAATTGGTTCGGTGCCCATGCGGCAAATCCACTCATCAGTCTCCAATAGACTGGAGTGTTGCCTTGCGCCAATTTTTCTAGCATGATATCATCACTTGTGATACGATATCCTTTTCCTGCTTCTGCTGTATTTTTACTTTGCCATTCATCTGTATGGAGTAGAACTAGGGCGCCTTGGTTCACAGGGCCGCCTCTATGTAAAGTATTAGTGGTGTCAAATATTACACCTTTGTCTTCTGCTATGTCTCTTATAGGAATATTGCTTTGCCTATTCAGGCATACGCCAACACTACCATTTTCATCATCTTGATACAAATAAATTGCTGTCTTATGAAATGGATTGTCTAAGGGTAAATTCGGATGTGATATTAAAATTTTTCCTCGACGTGTCATGAGTAGTCTGGCAAAGGGCCTCCGTATCTTGCGCCCTTTAACTTACGGTTTCCTACTTTGATACGCTTCTTACCTATCTTGTGCGACTTATCACCATCCCTAGCAACAAGACCTCTGCTCTTACAACTGGCCAGGTCACTCACACCCATCTTTGACTTAGGTGTGTTCTTGCAATAGGCTTTGGTAGGTTTACGTTCGACGACTTGGTATACTTTCATATAAGTATTTATCTTACCTATACTTGTCGGCCGCGTTTTCATAGGCCCCGCTGCTACGGTCTGCGGCTAGACGGAAGGTAAGTGCCTTTCGTGGACCCTTGGTTGTGTTTAAGGACACCTCTCCTGACTTCTCGTGAAATTCTATCTTTGTAATGCGGGCTCTCTCATTGTTTTTACCCACAAGGATTTCTTGACCTACTTCTAGGTTTAGTGCTAAATTTGAATATGTCATTGGAGTTCTCCTTTATCGCATCGAATGTGCTAAAAATATTTATCACCAAAATGCATTGACTTCTGCAGATCTATATATTATAATGCAGAGACAATAAGGAGACGCAAATGGGTTATGTAGAAATTTTAGGTTTAATATGGCTTGTGAATCAAGTCTTTGGCAATGAGGCCTTAATGGTTTGTGTATCGGGGTGTTCTTAATGAGAGTCTTAATAGCCTTAGTGGCACTTTCAATGCTCGGCGCCTGTAGCTCAGTGCCTTATGGATGTCGTTCCTACGACAACTGCACACCTACCGGGCTCTATGCTCCTGGCACTTATCCAATGTCCCAAAAGGACTCGATGAGATATCTTTACCAAGATGATCCTGAGAATCATCCCCAAGCGGTTTTTGAAAGATATGCCAAAAAGAAAAACCAATAGGAGACCCCAGGCCCCAAAGCAAAGGAATTGGGTTGCCAAAGCGGTGCGAGACCCTGACGGACCGTATCGTCCGAAATCAGTGCGAGATAAAAATATCTATTCTCGCAAGAAAAAACATCCAAAACAGGTTGACCTTTTGTCATAGAGACATTATATTAAGAGGACAATAAGGGCAACAGACAGAGGGAATTATGTTTTACATTTACGAAAAATCAACCACATATATTATTGGCAAGCCTGATTCAAAAGGTGTTGCAAGGCCTGATCATAGGCAGATGTATAAAACAATGGCCGCGGCGAAGGCAGGCCTAACTAGAATTAAAAAGGCAGAAAATTTACTGCCAACAGATCCAAATTATGCAGACTTTAGGTATGCAATCTGCGAAACAGAAATGTTTCATCAATTGGTTGAGAAAAAGATCAAAAGAAAGAACATGATGGATCCTACAAAAGAATTTATGGAGCCGGTGAATACACCTAGTTATATGAGCCCGGCTTGCGAATCATATTGGTCAATGTAAGGAGGAAATATGGCTTATTTTTATGACGATTGGAAACACAAGAAACTCACCGTTGAAGATGAAACCGGTCAAATGTTTTTCAACTTCGGTGAGGCAGAAAATAACATGGTCCGAAATATCGATAAAATGATCGAAGAGGGCCGAACAGTGGAATATCTTGAGTATTTCAAAGAATGCTTACAGAAGGGCAAGGTCCAACTGAAGTGGAACATTAGTTAACCATTTCAGTTGACTTCTCAGCAGACTGAGAATATACTGTAAAGACAATAAGGAGGGTAGGTTATGTCAACAGAATTACAATCACACGCAAAAGGCGTTTCATTAACAAGATTCTTTGGTGGCAAAGATCGAGGGTCATGTGTTCAAGTCACTCAGAAAAGATTTGACCCTACAGAAAACAGAGGACCTGCAGATAAGTTTTTTGATTCACTTCAATTGACTAGAGCTCAAGCGGCGGCATTGGCTGCTGACTTGCAGGACTTCGCACAAGGTAGAGAACAGGAGGACCTATAATGAACGACCTTATCGAAATGATCGAAGATCTCGAAATGCTCGAGGCACTCGACACAGTATCGCGTGAAGCTCATCTTGAATTCCTGATTGGCAAATATAAGTCAAGGTTCAAGACTGCTGAAGAGGACTTAGAACGTCAAGCAGAATTGTTTGACTATCCTTGTCCTACTTAACCAAATGTGGTTGACCTTTGCGTCAACCGACATTATAGTATAAGAACAATGAAACACAAAACTGCCTAAGGAGGGCTCCAACAAATGGCTACACGTTCAAACATCGCTTACAAAACACCAGAAGGAAAGATCCGTTCAGTATATTGTCATTGGGATGGTTACCCAGAGCACAATGGTGAGATGCTCAAGCGACACTATAATTCATTCGACCGTGCGGTTGCACTCGTCGAACTAGGTTCTATTTCGGCACTCAAGCCTAATCTAAATTCACAGACAGCAGGTCATAGTTTTGAAACACCTGCGGATGAAATCACAATCGCATACCACAGAGATCGTGGTGAAGAACTGCACATCTCCGAATATGATGACATTCCAAGTTGGATTGCAGACATGGAAGAATATGCATATCTTTACACAGACAATGGTTGGATCGTAAACGACCACGGTAAAGAGCAAGGTGGCTTTCCACTGTTCGACTATGTTGAGCAAGCTCAATCACAAGAAGTTATGAAGAACATGGGTTGGGACGAAGCATAATGGATTATCTATGGATGGGTGTCGCTTATCTTAGCGGCACCTTCTTTACCCTATGGTGGCTTGGCCCACAGATAGCAGAAAAGTCAATTGGTAAGACCATTGACAGTTTGATCGCACAAGGTTTCTTGAAATACAAGAAAGACGACAAGGGTGAGATCGAAATTCTCAAATGGAATGATTACCAAAACTAGTTGACTTTATGTCTTGTTGGTCATATACTGTATAGACAATGAGGACAAAACAACAGAGGTGCAATATGTCAAATAATGTTACGAAGGCGGTAGAAGCAATCTATCAAATGGACAACGACGAGCTGAGTCAAGTCGTTGAGGCTATCAAGCTCAAGCGACAGTATCTATCACGTCAGGCTGTTCGCAATTTTATGGTTGGCGACATGGTTCAATTTACAAGTTCTAAGACAGGCGGCAAAGTGAATGCCACTGTGAAAAAGGTCAACAGAAAGTATGTGGTAGTGACAGCACATATCGGCGGTCAACAATGGCGAGTGCCGGCAACAATGCTGACCCATATCAAGGAGATCGCATAATGGGTCCTTATTCAGAAGAACGACAGTTTCAAAGAGCGGATTCGATAGCGAGGCTCTTGAAGTCAGATTTGCCAGATGATACTAGAGCTATCTGGGAGATGCATCTTAGGAACCTCAGCCGTAATGAAGCCCAATACAATTATAGGGTGGCTGAGATTTACAAAAATTTCAAAGGACAGAGGGTAATATGGGAAGAGTAAGTGATTGGATCTTGGGCATGGAAGAAGATGCCGCATGGATGAGCAGAGATGTTTTTATCAGAGCTCACGGTATTCACCAGGTGGATATCTTTGATAGAGTTCAAAACGAAGAGGAAGAATATGAGCCGGAAATTCCAGAAGAAGTATTTGAAGCCCAAGTCCTTTGATCCTAAGGATCATTGGATGGTAGGCATTGTCTGGCCTATGAAAGGCTCAAAAGGCAACGAATATTCTGTCGAACTGACAGACAAAGGCTTTGAATGTGATTGCATGGGCTTTGGTTATCATGGCTATTGCAAACATTCTAAGGCAGTGGTGGCCCAAGTAGAAGGAGCAATGGCATGAGTAAACCTAACGGCAAATGGAGTTATGATTGGTCATGGACCCAGCCCTATGTAGAAATGCAAGGGTTTGGCTTGTTCGATACACCAAAAGAACGTGTCGACCAAACGACACAAAAAGAACTGGATCGTATCGCTTCGATCGATGAACAGATTGATTTGATGGAAAGATACCCTGATGCAGAGGCTATGATTGAAAGATTAAAGAAAGGATGGTTAAAATGAGAGCGATTATATTTTTCGCACTAGGTGCGGCCGCTTGTTACCTATACCTTAATCCCGGAGATATTGATGGCATGATGGATATGGGTAAAGATAGCATCAATCAAGGTGCTAGTATTGTCAAGGAGATGACAGAATGATTAAGATAGAGGATGTGGTGCCAGGCAATTCATATGCCTGCAAATTTAAGGTCCAAACGATGCTCGACGATCTAGGTCGTCCGGCTCCTAACCTTTCGGATCAGCCTTTGAAAGGTGTAGGCACCTATGAAGGGTTTGGCGTGCTAGAGGCAAGAGACATGAACACTCGATTGGTCAAGCTCAAAGATGAAAAGAGCAAGAAAGATTTTGTCGTATCATTCGACGACATCTGGGACATCGATACTGTGGATTGGGTAGAAGCCAATGAATAATTGTATCGCGATGATCGCAGGCATCTGTATCACCTTTGGAACTGCAATGGCTGAGCCTAGCCCTACAGAACAAAAATTAGACAAGGCTATTGTCCTGATGAGCAAGGCTGTGGAAGAAGCCAAAAAAGGTAACTTCGTGCTAGGTGATCCATTCTCTGCTTGCCCAGGATACGAACCACAGATCATTCCAGATGGTGTTGAGGTATGTTCTATTGAAGCCTACTCATGTAGGTGCTTTTAGGATTGTATGAAAGGTTGGTTAATAGTATTATTATTCACAGGGCAGACGACACTTATACCCTTTGACTACACTCCCAAGGACTACGACGGCTCTAAGGGCTTTACAGACGGTGAAATCGTGCTGAGTTGCTCCGACAGAGCAGAAGAATTATACGAAGAGATCGCAGAACATCATTGGCACAAAGAAGGCGATCCTAAACGTCATGGCTACTATCTAAAAGATGGGTCAGGCACAATCCAAGGTCATATATGTTAACCAAAATAGGTTGACCTTTACTCTATGTGGTGTTATATTAGTAACATAATTAGAAACAACGACATGGAGGGCTATATGTCAAAATCACTTACTTTTACACTTAACGGCGACGGTTTCTGGGGTGCAGAAAAAGGTCGTTCCGTAACCATTAGCGGTTTCAACATTGACTACTATCTCGATGATGATTACAACGAAGTTGGTGCTGATCATCCAGGTGCGATGATTGGTCATGTTACTGTTGATCACGACAGCACATGGGACGTCTATACAGACTCAGCCTTTGAAAAGGCTGCACAAGAGTTCACCGGCATTGCAGACCTTGGCTTTACTGAGCAAGGTATGCAGAACGATTTCAAAGCGAGCATGGAGGTTTAGATGTTAGCATACTGTGATAGAATTGCCGCAATCATCAAAGAGGCTCTGCCCAAAGATGAATACGGTCTTATTTCAAAGGCAGGTCCGATCAACATGGATCTGCATCCAACAGAAGGATATTTCCTTTCAACCAAAAAGACCATGAGCGTCACTGACCGCAACGGCAAAACATATATGGTCACAGTGGAGGAAGTTTAATGGGCTACACCATCCTAGAACCTATCCCCGAAAGATACACGGCACGAGAAGGACTTGAAGGTCCTTTTCAGACCATGGCCAACAAGGTGGTCTATTACGATCCCAAGGAAGGTAGTTATTATGATCCGGACACGGACACCTATCTTACCTATGACGAATGGAGAGAGCTAGGATGAAGCGAGCGATCTTATTGGCTGTGATTGCGGTGATGACCTCTGGCTGTGGTGTGACCACACTGAGTGGAAAAGACATCATAAGAGGCGTGAACACCGCGATGAACGTGAGTAAGATCACAACCGCAGGAGTCAAAGAAGATGCGTCGAACTGCATCAAAGACATCTTTGATCCTGGAAACAGAGGTAGTGGATGCTAGAAGGTTTGATACTGAGCATCATAATCATAGCGATACCTGTAGGTATGCTTATCATGTGGAACAATGAGGATCCGAAATGAGAAAAGTAACATTTGACGACCTAGTGTTTAGATCATACGCCGAAGACAAGATCGAAAGAAGCAGATACGGCTTTGGTGACTATCAATTGAGTGTGATCAAAGAACCTCAAAAGAACTTCTATGAAGCGGCTGTATTTGACAAGGATCTAAACTTCGTGCAATTACCAGGCATCCATAGGACACCAGAGAACGAGGACGATGTGGTAGATGACGTGATCCCCTATCTCACACCTGAAGACGTCACAGGGATCATGATCAAACTCCAGACGATTCAGTTAGCCAATTCTAGTTGACTTTTGTCTAGATAGATCGTATACTGTAAGAACAATAAGGCACAAGGGCTTTATTGAATAACGAAGAAACAGACAGGAGGTCCACAATGGGACAATATAATCTTCAAACTATCGAAATCAACGGAAAATTCTTTGTATCACTTAGAGGTGATCACAGAGATGCTAATCAAGTTCATGTAGACGGAATCACCGGCTACAAGGCAGGACACAGAGCACCTATCTATGATGCTCTTTATCGTGCAGACATCAAAGACATTCGTGTGAGTGATGTAGAGCTTGACTTACCGAAGACGGAAGGCCTTGCAAAGAAGGCCAAGATGGTCGAAGCGTTCAAAATGGCTGGTGTCAGTTTGAATGTGAAGTAATCGTTATTGGCATCATCAGGGGTTGCAATATGCCCCTGGTGATGTTATAGTATAAGAACAATAAGGGCACAGACACTAACAGAAGGAGGGCAATATGCCAAATTGGTGCAATAATTCGATAACTATCCAAGGTCCTACAGAGACAATCAAAACTCTTTGGGAAGAAGCAAAGACCTCACAAGACGGTGAGTTCGGACTGCTGAACGCAATGGTTCCTATGCCACAAGAGCTTGAAGGCACCACCAGCCCAAGCCCGGACGGAAGCATGGACTGGTATCAGTGGCGTGTGAACAATTGGGGTACCAAGTGGGACATCTCAGATGAAGGACTAGAATTCCAGGACAATGGTGACGGCACAGCCGCTATCGTAGGTTGGTTTGATAGTGCATGGTCTCCACCTATTGATGCTTACAACACATGGTTGGATGCCAACGATAACTGTGATCTCACTGCCACATACGAAGAAGGCGGTATGGATTTCGCAGGGATATATGTTAACGGCGGAGACGACTGCATGGACGGCGTAAACGAATGGAGTCTTGCGGTGCTCAAAGGCACTTGCGCCTTAGAAGATACCCCAGAGTTATTCCAGAAACTAGATGCAGAGTTGGATCTAGTTGAAGCAAGAGAATACCTATTAGATGATGAAGAAGAGGTAACAGAACAATGAAAACTCCCCAAGTGACTCCAGATTGGAACACAGGCATCTACGTCGGAAACGGCGTAGTGGCCACTCAGAAGCACGATTCACTCATAGATCGTGTGTTGGATCAGATACAAGAAGATGTGGCCAAAGGTGATGTCACTGCGATTGAAGAACTGCTCAAACAGGTTCCCACCCAGGTGCTTGTAGACTTTCTTCCGGAACGTGACTGATGGCCAAATACGAACTAGATGATGCGGATCGCGAACTTGTTGAATCAGTCCTAGCAATGGCGCAAAGGGTTGTTGACCTACAGTATGATCAAGACGTAGAGCAAGAACTCCAGAACCTACTGCTTGATATGGCTGACCTATTTGCGATCGAAACCCACGAAATGTATATCAAAGAGCATGAAGACGGAACCATCACGGTCACAGTAAAAGACGAAGAGCTCGAAGAGCCTGCGGTCCGTAAGCCAAAATTAAGGGTTATATCTAATGACGACAAAGACGATAAAATACATTGAAATCCGCATAGATCAACTGAACGAAGAGCTGAGCAAGAATGCTAGTGAAGAAAACACTATGATCATCTCAAAAGCGACTAGTGAGTTAGGTATTGTGTTAGATATGCTTAAACGCGAGCGACTGTTGAGCATGAATCCTTGTGTAGACTAGAATAGCGTAAGGCCCCGCTGCTAGTCGGGTGGTCCACCGTAGGCCCCGCTGCTATGTGACCTAACTCGTTTAGAGCTCAAACTAACGGTCCAAAGACTTCCGTAGATAGAGTCGGACGAGTGTGGCGAGAACTGTGGCGAGAGAGTGTGCAGAGTATTTGAACTATACCTCTCGTCACCACGGTCAAGAAAAAATTTTTATGCTATAGAGACCGTAGATCGAGTGTAGAAATCTATGGTTTATTCACACCACACCACCATTTAACACCCCATATAGGGCCCTTAAACCACGTTTAAATGGTGGTTTAGCACCGTGTCAAGAGAGAGTTCGCCCAAAATTCGGCCCCGCAGGGGCCTCTGTAAGTGTTTGAAATCATTGAGAAAAATCTGGCCAGCAGGGGCCTCATTATGGTTCAACACTACACAGTCACAGTCAACACTCTGCATCCACTCTTGGGACTCTGCACTCACTACACTCAATAGACTCACTAGAGGTTCAAGAGGGGTTTCAACACATAGCTGCTAGGCTAACTCTTTGAAATCATTGGATTTTTTCCTTGGTGTATCTTCAGAGTCACTCTCACGCTGCAGCAGATCAGGGGTCTTTTGTTCGTTTGGTGGCTAAGTCATTGATATATAAGGGTTCTTTTTGTTCTGGCATTTTTTGGTAAGTTCTTTCGAGATCTCGTGCATTTTTCTGTTGACTTTACTCTAGAGAGGTCTTATACTGTAGAGACAATAACGCATTAGAGAGGGCAAAATTATGCAATTCGTAGTTCACACACAGGTTCTTGAAAATTATGGCGCACATAGCGAGAGCGGTAAGTTCTCCGATGGGGCCGCTTATTGGAAGTTCAAGGGAGGCGACACATATGTCGTGGACGGCTTGGACCGTATCCAGGACGCGGTTGCGTTCGTGGGTGCGATCGCACTCGACAATGGTATTGGCTGGAAGGAGTTCCCCTGCCACTACACAACCTACGATGAATGGTTGGCCGAGATGGCTGACGACTCAGAGGACTATCGTGAGTATCAGATGGAGTCGGCCAAGCACGTTGATCCGCGAACCTATCGAAAACGGTAAACTAGGGGTTGACCTGCACCAGGAGAGGTGCTATAGTAAGGTATAGTTAGACAACAGAAAGAGGGCAAGATGAGCATTTACAGACACACACCGAACAGCCGGGATGAGGCATATGAGTTGGCCGAGAATGGCACAGTATCGTGGGAGCAATTGGCCACGATGGCTCTGAAGTATATGTCGACCGATGACGTGGCCGACATGCTGGATGCGAACGAATTGAGTTCGCGGTTCATGGACGAGGATTTTGACGAGGAGGAGGACGAAGACGACGGTCAACCTTCTTGGGAACAAGAGTGGGAGGACTTTGGTGAGTGCTATGAATAGGCACTGACCTCCCACAAAAGGGAACGAGTAAAAACGTGGTTAGGCCTGACCCCTACATACGAGTTCAGGCGGGAGACTTGGGAGGCGCCCTCGTAGAAAGGCCTCCCTCTTTTTTTGACTATTCCCTCAACGGAATTGCAGGCATCGGGAGTGTATTGAACTCCGGTATCAACCTTTTGGATTACGTTCCCGGCTTTTTGGCATCTCGCCTTATGTAGTGTTTTCCCTCCTTCGTTGCCCTTATTGTTCTTATACTATAACTGAGAACTGTCTAAATGTCAACCTCTGAGGCGAAAAAAGAATCCAATGTTTTCAAGAGGTTAGCAAAAAAAATAAAAAAAAATTATTTTATAAGTGTTTGTTTTTGTTAGATATTTGCTGCCATTTTTTACTTGCTTTGTGTGCGTTTGTTTGCTATAACTAAAACAACGTTAAAACAACACAGCGGAAGCAAAACATGCAAAACAATGTAACTGTACAGCAAGCAATTAACGCACTTGTAACACAATACACGCTTAACAGCAACAACAACTTGCAACAGCTAATGCAGCCGGAATTTATGCAACAAACACAAGCACTTATGCGTGATAATGCAGATTGCATAGCTGCACTATTGCGTTATAATACAAAACGCAAAAGCAAGTTTGCATTTGTACAGTATTTGCTTGAAAGCACACACATGGATACGTATGTATGTGAGTGCTTGCATGAAAATGCATGTTACATACTAAACATAACAACAGCACAGTGGGAGCGTTATGTTGCACTACAGCGCAAACGCATTGTAAACGCACAGCAAAAAAAGCGTGTTGCATAGCAAAAAAAAATGGTTGCACTATAGCGCATTGTGTGCTATAGTGTAACTATAAACTAAACAAGCATATGGAGGGCTTATATGCTTACACTTTGCAACAAAAAACTACTGCGTGACGGCAATGCCGTTTTTACAAACTTTAACTTTTACAATAAAGTTAAGGACGCAGACGGAGACGTTTGCTATTACTATGCAAACTTGCACTACAAAGGCACTACACAAAAATGTACTGTTAGTGTGCAAAACGGAAACGTAGTAGGGTGGCAAACATAATGCAAAACTTAAAAAAAAGGTTGACACTGTAGCGCACCTGTGCTACAGTGTACATATAAATTGCAAAAGAGGGCAAAATGCAAATCATTCGTAGCAAAATAAAAATTAGTCGTCTCAACAATCGCCGGATGTTCAATCCACCTAAACTTTATTCTAAAAAGGGGTTGACACAGGTTGTAAAAGAGTCTAAGCTGCAATTAGAATTTAATTTTATGAAGAGGGCCGCACAATGATTAGAATCTTTACCACAGGGCAAGAAGGCGAACGGTTCATTCCACTGAGCGAGGTTAACATCCACACGCAGGAGATCTGCCAGTGGACTTCGGCGCCATATATCCTGTTCGAACACACAGACTTCCCTCTAGGGGCTTTGCGAGCTGAATTCGACGGAACTTATTGGCAAGCAGACTTAAATTAGTCAATGATCTTGCGGTAAATTAGGGGTTGACTTATACAGTAGCTGGTGCTATAGTATAAACATAATTAGGAGGGCAAACAAATGCAAATATTAGGTTCAATTTTAGTAATGGTAGGGATCATAGCAATGGCAGGCGCTGGCGGCGACTGTGATGGTGCTTGTGGTCCAGGTAACGATCTAGGAACAATGCTTCTGATCGCAGGTGGCGGTCTTAGCGTGTTCGCGATTGGGGCTGTATTACTAATTAGAGAAAATTGGTAAAAAAGAGGTTGACCTTTGATTCAATTGGTCATATACTGTAAAGACAATAAACGCTAAACGCTGGAGGGCAACATGGCAACAACTAAAACATATTCCGTAGCAGGCACATCAACATTGAATGGCATCACAAAGGTGCGATTCGCTAACGACTTCGTAAGCCGATTGAAGATCCTTTTCAAGAACGGTCACGAGAACGTTGAGCTGATCGAGCTTGGCGGAGAGTTTACAAAGGCAGAGGTCTGCCAGATCTTAATGAATCACGAGAAGTTCCAATCAGAGGACCAGCAGGGAGCCATCTACGAGTTCGTAGTTAGAAACTGCCGTGAGATCAAATCCGAAATAGAAAATAAGATGTTGGAGGAGGCATAGTCAGCACTCAGGGCCGTTAGCTCAATTGGTTAGAGCGCCGGACTCATAATCCGTCGGTTACAGGTTCGAGTCCTGTACGGCCTACCAACTCTCCTTAGCTCAGCTGGATAGAGCAACGGCCTTCTAAGCCGTGGGTCGGGAGTTCGAATCTCTCAGGAGAGGCCAATCGCTCGCGTGATGGAATAGGTAGACATAACGGACTTAAAATCCGTAGGCCTTAGGCCGTGCCGGTTCGAGTCCGGCCGCGAGTACCAAGTTACGGGGTAGAGTCCTCCAAGGACGCCCTCATCCAGGAATAGGATTCCCCCGTAACATTTTGGTAACAAAGAGGTTGACATTGAGGGCATAAGATAGTAATGTATAAGAGTAAGTTAACAAAACAGAAGGGCAACTTTATGAAACAGGGCAATATCGAAATACTAGAAGGCACATACAAGATCAGAGGCAAAGACGTAGACCTCGCAGGTATGGTGTTCCCTCTAGTAGAACATTTTAAAGTAGGAGCCAAGGGCGGCTACGTAACAGTAGATGGCAAGAGTGTAGCAGGCTTCCCAGATCGTAATATTAAGATTTCAGTCTCAAGCGAGAATGCGTACAAGACCACAGGTTCAGAAGTACATGTGCGTGAAGAGTCGGACGAAGAAGTTATCGAAAGGCTACGTGAGAGATTTGACATGTTGGAGGACATGACTCGCGCTACCAAGAAAGGTGATGTGCGAGCTATGATCGTATCAGGACCTCCAGGTGTTGGTAAATCGTTTGGTGTAGAAAAAGTACTAGGCAAGCATGACTTGATTGCGCAACTTGGCGACAGACCTGCCAAGTATGAGGTAGTCAAAGGTGCTATGAGTGCTATTGGACTCTACGTCAAGCTATACAAGTACGCAGACAAGGATAACGTTATCGTGTTCGATGACTGTGATTCAATCTTCAGCGATGAGCTGAGCTTGAACATCCTCAAAGCGGCGTTAGATTCCAAGAAGACAAGACGTATACATTGGAACACAGATTCGTTCAAGTTGCGTAACGAAGGTGTACCGGATTCATTTGAATTTAAGGGCAGTGCTATCTTTATCACTAACCTTAAATTTGACAAAGCCAAAGGCAAGATCCGAGAGCACCTTATGGCACTAGAGAGTAGATGCCACTACGTGGACTTAACGATTGATACCGAGCGAGAGAAGATGCTCCGTATCAAACAGATCGTCAGAGACGGCATGCTCACAGAGTATATGTTCTCAGACGATATTGTCCAGGACATCATCGATTTCGTGGACATTAATAAGGCAAGGCTTCGTGAGCTGTCGCTAAGAACAGTACTGAAGGTTGCCGACTTGGCCAAAGCATTTCCTGCTAAGTGGGAAGCTATGGCTGAGAACACTGTGATGAAGCGTTAACGCCCTCAACGCTCGCAGTGATCTCGCAGAAGACGTAAGCCCTCACGCTCTTCTGCACTTGGCCCGGGGATTGAGCTCACCGCCCTCATGTAGCTCTCCCCGGGCATTTTTTTATCCAAAAAAGGTTGACTTCTCCTTATTATGAAGTTATTATCTATATATAAACTAACAAAGCGAGGGCAATATGCAAGTTAAAGTTTACCACACAGCGTTTGAAGAGACACCAGTACACATTGCAACAGTGGACACACCGTGTGCAGTATACGAGGAAGCATGTGAATATGCTTACCGTTGGACACAGAACATCATGGACAGCTGGTCAAAGAACATGCCAGCAGATGGCAACGATCGTGTAACTGTTGTTGAACCTCTTCACGTAGACGAGCAGGGCAACGAATGGGGTCACCGTTCAAGTGCAATGGGCGATCACTTCCTAGTAGACGGCACACTCTACAAGTGTGCGGCAGTGGGCTTTGAGCCTGCTGATAAGATCGAATGTAGGCAACCATTTTAGGTTGACCTACACACACTTTGACAGTAGTATATAAGAGTAAGTTAAACAAAACAACACGAGGGCAACATGAACATTACAGCAATCATCCAAGAAGCACAAGAAGCAGCATACAAAGCAGCAGACGACTTTGAGAACGAATACTTCCCCAACGGTGGTTGGGGTGCGTGTGGCTTTGCTTGGGTAGACATCCCAGTAAAGGGTAACACCAAGCTAGGTCGTGCGCTGAAAGCAGCAGGTGTAAGCAAGCATTGGCGTACAGGTTTCCAACTGTGGAATCCTTCAAAGTACGGAACACAGAATGTGGACACACTAGAAGCTGGTGCTCGTGCAGCAGCAGCTGTGCTTAACTCACATGGCATTACAGCATACGCAGGTTCAAGACTAGACTAATAAAAGTCTAGCAACAACCGAAAGGACGGAGAGAGGTACAAAGAAATTTGTACCTTTTCTCTTGAGAGAAATAAAAATAAAAAAATTTTTCTCGGGGCATGGGGCGTATAAGTGTTTGTAAACATTAACTAAAATTAGCCCTTAAGCCTAAAAAAATCCACCGATGCAAAATCACCACCACGAATCTGTAAGTACTTCCCTAAAAAAATCCGCGCGACAGATTTTTTGGGTGTAGGACCCATTTCGGGCAACAGTGTGTGCGCACAGTGTAAATACTGTATGCGACATCTTGCTATCTACACTAAGGACCCACAGTTCGCCACAGTAATAACATTGCTGCGCAGTCATTCAATACCGTGTGAGTATCATGTTAACCGTACACGCTTTTGGTTAGATGTTACTCATCCGCTGTATAGTTACATGGCACTAGTATGCAAGGATGTTACCAGCGAGCAGAATCATGCTGTCGGAATATAAGCTAAAGCTAGTATATCCACAACGCAAGCAACATGCTCCTGCATGGATCAGTCAAACCTACAAAGAAACTGTTACATGTGCTACATCACTAGAACTGTTAACTACATACGGTATACACACAACACAGCCATCAGCTAGTGTACTAGTGTTTGAATCAGAACAGGCTCGCACACTAGCAGTATTAGCATTGTCAGATGCAAAAGAGTTTACTGTACAGTGCATATGAACCCCTCTACTACAGTTGCTAGAGTACACGGAGTGTAACGAACGATTGGAGTCAAAAGACTCATCTTTTTATAAAATGCTGTTTAAGGTGTATTGCGTAGCACTGCAAGAGGCGTACAATGGCGATACACTCAAAACACAGTAAGACTTACAGTCTAGTACATTGGTACTAGTCAGCAGAAAACCGCACCGCAAACTACTTCGTAGCTCTTGAAAAATCGCGTTTACCGCAAGCGGCTTTTTGGCCGCAGGCCGCGCTTCGCGCTGTTATCTGCTGGTGTAGATCCAGTCCTTGCCTACGGTGACTGCCCTGTAGTAGTCTAGACCTTCTAGGTGTTTCTGTAGCTGTTCACTTGGCAGTTCTAGCTGTAGTGTAGGACGGAATCTTTCTATTGTGGCTTGGGCACCTTCTACCACTTGTGTTTCGTGTCCTTGGCAGTCCACTTTGATTAGATCACATGCGTGTAGTTCTATGTCGTCCAGTGGTATTACTCGGATGGGTGCATCATACTCATACTGTGGTTGTGCGTGTAGTTCCCATGCGCCTGAATTGCCTGGAGCAGGATTGTGTGCATACAGAGTTGTGCGTGTGTTTGAACAGCCCACAGGCTGTACTATCACGTTGCCTAGGTGTGCAATGTTGTCAAATAGATATTCTGTGTTTACGGGTTCTATAGCGATCACAGTATCAAACACAGCCGCGTATCTAACTGTGAACGATCCCACATGTGCGCCTATGTCAACTGCTACACTGCGTCCCTGTGTTGCATCAACTCCTGCTTGCCATTGACGCTGTTGATAGGTTTCGATATCTTGGAAGTGTGTGTCTGAATCAGGCAGTCTCATATTCATCACCTATCACAAGTACATCTATATCTGTAGTCTCAAACAGTTCACGTGCCTGTTCAGGTGTAGCCGCAATTGGCTGGCCTGCTAGGTTAAGGCTTGTGTTCAGCACTAGTGGTAAGCCTGTGAGTCGATGAAACTCTTCTAATAACCTGCGGAACAGAGGATTCTCTGTGCCCAGTGTTTGTGCTCTACAGGTTCCGTCTACGTGAGTAACAGCAGGATAGTCTGTGCTGTCAGTGTGTCCAACACTCAGCATGTAGGGATTGTTGACCAAGCCTGTGAATGTGTCTTTGTGTTCTTCTAGTATGGTTGCGCCGAACGGACGATAGCCTTCTCTGCGTTTGATTGCGTTTATCTTTGAGCGATCTAACCCAGGATGTGCCAGTATGCTTCTGTTGCCCAATGCTCTAGGTCCAACTTCTCCACGGCCTTGGTACCATGCTACAACTCGTCCGTCTGCAAGTGCGGCTGCTGTCTTGCGTATGGTGTCTAGGCTTGGTTGCGAGTCAGGTGCTACATCAGTCTGTACATAAGGAAAATCGGGCAGTGTGAATGGTGCTAGGTTGTGCTTCTGTCGTAGGAACTCCAACAAGCCTAGGCTCAAACCTTCGTCGGCACAGTGTGGAGGTATAACAGTCTGTGGAAACGCATGTAGTATGCCTGTGTTCCATATCACATTCTGTGCTACACCACCTGTGTAACTGATGCTTTCATATGGCTGTGCATACTTGCCCACAAAGTCAACCAACAGTTCTCCCACACGTTCATGCAGTGTGCGTATCCAGTCAATTGAACGCAAGCCTGCCAGTACGTCTGAATCTAAGTGTTTGTTCCATGTGCGTAGATCAAACAGTTCGTGTAGGTCACGCATGCCAAAGCGTCTAGTGTATTCTAAATACGTTTGGTCCAATCTACCGTAGCTCTGTAGTCCCATGAGCTTGCCAGCTATATCTTCTGCATGGTCCGCTTTAACACCTAGATGTGTGCCTGCCCAATACATTAGATGTCCTATGCTACCATCTTGTTCTACTGAACCTGTGTCTACTAGTTCATTGTTGCGAAACACACTCCATGCTACATCATAATCACCAAAGCCATCTATAACAATCTGTACATCTGTTTGAGGTTGTATCATCCATGTGCTGAGTGCATGAGCCCAATGATGATTGACCCTAGTAACAGGACAAGGTGCGTCTATGTAAGGAAAAGGTTTGCTAGGAAAGAACTGTTCTTCGTCTGTTGGCAGTTTGTGTCTCCACGGATCAACTGCTATAGCTATTTCTTTGAGTTGGTCAGGGTATATGCCAAACACACGTTTGATAGTTTCTTGCCATTCCCATAGGTTGTCTTGGGCATGATGTTTTTGTTTGAGTGTGCGTTCTGTTTTGTGATAGCGCACACGTTCTCCGTCCCATAGAGCAAAGTTAGTGTCGTGTTCACAAACACGCATTCCTAGTAGCATTAGAATTCAGTCCATCCTGTCAATAGATACTTGGTGCCGCTCAGTGGCGGATTGCCTCTGTGTGGATGTGTAAAGCCTGCAGGCCATATCACCATTGTGCCTTTTACAGCAGGTATCCTTACGTGTTGATGTAAAAATTCTGTTTCGCCTCCACCTTCTACATCATTCAAATATAGGCCCCATGCTGTGATACGATTAGCATGATCAGGTGTGTCTGCTTCGTGATGCCATATGTGATAGCCGCCGCCTGGATGTGTTTCTTGTATACGCATGAACCTACAGTAAACTTCGTGTTGATTTTTTATTTGTGGATGTGCATCTTGGTACATGTTGTAGAGATTCCAAAACTCGTCTAAGAACGGATGCAGGAACTTTTGGTTACTGCTTAGTCTCATTGCTTCTGGTTCTAGTGCAAAGCCTGTTTCATCTTTCTTTGTTAGTTCAGTGCCGTCTTGCATCTGACGTCTGCTGAGTGTAAGGTTGCTTTCTTTTAGAATGTTATAGTGTGCTACTATGTCGTCACACACTTCATCAGGTATTGCCTTTTCGAATGTCATGATATGTTGATAAAGCTCGTAGCTCATAGATCATACTCCTTATTCAAATGAGGTAGGCGTGTGTTTATCGCTATGGATATCCTATCCTCTTCAGTCCTATTCGGTTCCACATAGTGTGTTAGCCATGCTGGAAATGCTACAAGCAATCCTGAGCGTGGTGGTATATGCATACGTGATGCTGTATACATGTTGTCCTCTTCTATGTATGTTCTTGGTATAGCCATATCCTGTGTGTTTGTAGGAGGCAGTATTACCAAGTTGCCACTGCGATCAGTTGCTTGAGGATAGTATACAAATGCTATGTAATATCCTGCATGTGCATGTGGCGGTGAGCTTGCAAGCTCTATGCTCTGCTGTGTAACTGGTGCTGTACGGTTGACCCAACAGTTTGCTATTTCGCAAGGTTGATTTATCATCAGCATCTTGCTTATTTCTTCAGCACGGTTATTGACTATTTCTAACAATGGTTGCATGGCTTGGTCTGACATATCTAGTATGCCACTTTGCCAACCACCTTCGTAATTCCAATCTGTTATGTTGTTGAACGCAGGCTGTCTTTGTTTGTGTTCAAGTTGTTTGATATATTCTAACAGTTCGTCATTGTTGACGTCAATCATCTCTTCTGCTATAAAGTTAGCAAACATAGGTGTAATGTGCATTTATCTCCATTCTCCAAATGTATAAGAATCAACAGTACTTGCATCTATATAGTCGGAATTGTTCTGATGTTTGACTCGTCCTGAGCCAGCAACAATATCACCATCTCTATAACTTATGGGCTTTTGCACTACTACATCTATATATTCACCGTAGTTTGTACCCAGTGTAAGGAACGTTACCCAACGTCCGTTACGTCCTTTGAATACCCTGCCATTTGCAATAACACCTGCAAACTCTACCCTGTCTAACCACTGCTGACGCACACCTAACGATCTTGGGAAGCCATACCACCACCAACCACTTTTAGTAGGTATGTCTAATCTATGTGCTTCACACTGATACACCCATGAACGGTATGATCCTTCACAGTGTTTTAGATTTGCTTGCCAGAACTGTTTTGGGTTGTGTGCTTTCTGGTATGCGAGTGCCCATATAAGACGTCCAAGATTAACAGCGTGTGCCCTGCATAGTCCGAAACCGGATAGTTCCTGTAGTGCAGCCATTGCTTGTTGTTTCTTAGGGTGGTGACCAATACGTTCAACGAACTCCATAATCTTTTCATCATTCTTTTTAGCAAACGCTCTCCTATACATATCTGCTTCGTACATGTCTACGTCAATTATATCTGCGATAATATCAATAGCATCATCTTCAAACACCACAGTGTCCTGTACAGCTTCTGTTGACCAGTCTTGGAACATAGCCGCTTTTTGTCTGCCACTCATAGCAACAGGACGTACAAGTGCTGTTGCAAACACACAATCCTCTACGCTATTTGGCTGTATAGCCCTGAATAAACGCCGCATAGCAGGGCTTTCTCCTTGGGTCACGCCCAATACGTCACCTCTACTTAACAAGGCGCTTGTACGGGCGTCTGTGCGGGGATAATCGGCCAATGCTGTATAAGGATCGATTTCAAGCAGTTGACTTAATCCTCTGTTGGCAAGCACGTCTACCTTGAGATGTTCCAAGTCCTCTACTTCGTGCTTGTCTAGTAATATTTGATTGTCTTGACTTATAAGACTCTTAGGCAACTGCCTGTCGAACATTATCACACCACCGCAGTGTTTTGATATAGCTCGCTTTTTGCCCATGAGCTTGCGTTCAATACGCTTTGCTTCTTTAGGATCAACTCCTACGCTTTCATATGTAAAGTTGCGTGGAAGTTTACCTGTGGCACCGAGGCGTTTGGCAGCCTCGCGCCTTGCACTCTTTTCTTTGTATGTAACATAGTTTGATAGTCGTGCGGTTTTACCTGGCCATTTGCGGAATATCCTTTCCATGACTTCTGTCTGTCGGTGATGTTCAAAGTCTATATCCACGTCCGGTAGGTCGTCCCTAAAGGGATTCATAAACCGTGCCACAGGTATCTTCCATTCTATAGGATCTACATCAGTAATACCTAATAGATAGCAAACTAGGCTTGAACCTGCAGACCCACGTGTCATGTGTACGAGGTCCTCGGTTAAGTCTATGATGTCACAAATTTGTAGGAAGTAATCAGTGAAACGTTGAGAGAGAATGAGCTCAAATTCTTCAACTAAACGAGTTTGATAATCGTCTCCGAGTGGAATAGGCCTTTTAAATCTGTCCAATAGCCTTTGTATGTTTTCTAAATCTGTATATGCCATAATAGCCTCTTTTCTTGCCTAGTCGTTATTTCTAACGCAAGATATTTATCAAGGCTAAACTGTGTACTCAAAATTTTGACAGTCAGTATGTTTTCCTATAAACTTAGCGCCGTTGCGCAAATGGAAGTTCTTCGCCATTTCTGTAAGAGGGCTTAGTGTTACATATCTTTTTACATCTGGGTCTGTAAGTTTAATATGGTCAGCTACGCTGTTTACTATTTCTCTACCAGCGCCTTTATCATAACTCCATACAGTATAAAACACTGCACAAGATGTTCCTACCCAACCTAAGTCACGTTCACATGTAGGCACTTCGTCTGTATAAGCAACACAAATAACCGCACGTAAAGTTTCTGCTGATTCATCTTCAAATAATCCATAGACCTCTCTTCCGGCCCTTGTTCTCCATTCAGCACTAATATGCGGACGAACAGGATCGTCCACAATCACCTCTTTTACGATGTGTGGTTGTAATTGCATCAACATTATACTTCATCTCCTCCTAGGTTGTTGATAAATGATCTCAACTTAGTAGAATCTGTTTGTGCTTTAATCTTACCGACAGTATCACCTTCGCTCGGATCCTCACTTGTTTCAGTAGGCGTCATAGTGTTGCCACGTTTGATTTGATCAAACACAGTACTCTTACGCTTTTGAAACTCTTGATATTCTTCGTCTTCACCTAAGTCGCGAATACGTAGACTATCTACATCAAACTCTAAGTCAATCTTTTGTCCAACACCACTTGAACTTCTAGTCTTCATTAGCTGTATCTGATAGCGTCCGCGCTCACGCATAGCACGACTTGTAAAGATACCAATCAAGTTGTCAGCAGTGTTAATCTTACTAATACCACCCGATATATGCGAGTGATCAAATTCAATCTCTTCTACAGAACTTCTATTCAATTGCGATGCTGTTACAAACAATGTGTTAAGTTCCATTGCCAAGTTACGTAGTTCTTCAGACACATACTTGTCTTTAACAAACAAGTTTTCTGCACTAATCTTTGCCGCAATAGGATGCATCAAATCCAAATAGTCAACAAGCAATACGTCTACCTTCTTGCCTGTTTTAATCTCATATTCTTTTAAGAAACTTCTAATATCGTTTGCGTTCTTACCAGTTGGCATATATTTGACTTGAAACGCACCTGCTTTCTTGCCAATCATCTTAACTTTCATTTCAACATCATCAATACTTTTGAAAATGTCTCTGCTTGGAATATCTGTAGTCATGCTATCTACACGCATACTAACCAAGTTCTCTGAAAGTTCAAACGTCAAATAAATTACATTCAATCCTGCTAGTGCCCAGTTCACACCTAAGTTTGCTAAGAACAAACTCTTACCACTACCACTACCACCTGCGAATATATTCAGTTCGCCTCTGTTGAATCCACCAAATAGTTTCTTATCAAGTGCTGGCCAGCCTGTGCTTACCTGTCCGTTCTTGTCTTTGATTGCTTCTAGTCTGCTCTTAGGATCTGCCCAATAGTCTGTACCTAAATCTTTTTGTAATCCAATTTGTACAGCCTTCTTGACTAAGTCTTCACAACTACCATACTCACCTTTCTCAAGCAAGTCTGCACTCTTAAGGATAGCTGCCTCTAGTGCTTTGTGTTTACTAAATGTTTCAAATTCTTGCAACAACCAATCATAGTGATTCTCCATTAGTTCACCTGGATGTTTCAAGTCGCCATCAGTTGCGGCGTTAATCATATCAAATGTAGGCAGTGCATTGTGTTCTGTTACATAATCATTTAAAAACTTTGCAGTATCTTGTAGTCTTCTATCAAATGTTTGTGGATCAAATACTGCTTGACAACGCACAAAAGATTCTGCATCTGTCATCATCATTTCAAGATATACTTTTTGTATATCATATCCATAATCAGTGTTCTGTCTTGTCATTTAATACCTTTGTTAATTCCCATAGTATATCTGTATATTCATACACTGCTTTTCTTTTTTCATCGTCTGTAAACTTATCACTGTTTACAATCTCCATCATTTTAGGAAATTGTTCTGTAAGTTTTTTGTTTATTATACTTTCTGATACCATGCCTTGTCAACCGAAACGATTCTGGTTTTGGTGTGTGCTAACACAGCACCAATACACGATCCTGGATCACCCGGATTAGGTGGTACCCATACGCTTTCCCAATCTTTGCGTATATTATCAACACCATTTTTATTTAATGCACCGCCGCCTGCTAGTGCAAGATTATGAGCGTCAGTTTCATTAAATGCTTTGTAACTAAGGCCACGTAGGTTTTCTTCAAAAACCATCTGGGTAGTGGCCGCAATATCGTACATATCCTGTTGGGTGTGTAAGTCACGTCTCCACCACCGTATTCCTCTGTGCATATTTTCTTTAGTGTGAAACATAAGCCCTCTGCCCCAACCAAGTAGATCTCTATTCATGCATTTATATAATCTCAGAGGGTCACCTTTATTTGCCCAATCTGCTATTTTGTATTCGTCACGTTGCGGTTGTAATCCTACACGTTGCGTCATGGCACTGTAAAAAAGTCCTAGGCTATGTGGATACCCTTGCTTGTAAATCTTACGTAACTTACCATCCTTGCCGTGCCATATGGTGAGGGTTTCAAATTCACCAATACTATCCAAACATATAACTGCACAGTTATCATGGGGCTGTGTATAGTAAGCATAAGCCGCATGACTCAAATGATGTTGGGTATATTTAATAGGGGCAGTAATATCCCATTTGTTAAGATATCTGCGTATATTATTTTCTTTATGAAGCCAACCCTGTCCTGCACGTAATTGACGTAGAGTTTTTAAGAATGGACGTTCGTACCAATACACTTCTGTAGGCGGTCCGTAACTAGATAGGGCTACGTTAATAATTGTATAATTGAAATGAGGGTCATGATCTATTTTACTAAAGTCTTTGCTAAGGCCAGCCCACAGTAGTTTGTTGTCATCAAAAACTGCAAGACTTGCATCGTGACTGTTGCCAACCATTCCCCATTTAATCACTAAATTTGCTCCATAGCTTGTGTAACACGTAGAACCATATGCTGTTTATAGCAGGTTCAACAAGTGCAACTGTACCTGCTTCATATATGCTTGCACCTGTCATAATTTTAACAACTGCCATAGCAATTAGCACATGCCCAATAAAAAATATAATTGCAAGAAGCACACTGCTTGTCCCTGCAATTCTTTTGAATGTATTCCACATTCCGGTTGTTAGTTCTAGCATGTACACCTCCTACTTGTAAATAAACGGATCTTGTTTTTTTAGTTCTTTTATTCTTTTGCGTAACTTATATTCGTCATATGGCCATCTAATAACGTGCCAAATTTTTCTTAACCAAACCATTTCTTAGCCCTTAATCTAATTTTTAGCGGCGACTCTTCTGCCGCTGTTACAATACTATGCAATGCATATAGCCTACCGTATTTACTAACAGCATCACCTACGTCATTAATTTCCTGACTCCAGTCTGGTAAGCTAACAGTCCATCCGTAGTCAATTGCTTGTTCTACAAGTTTACTACCTGCTTTGTCTCTGTCAGGAACAACAATAATTTGTTTTTGTAATCTGTTTAGTAAAAGTGCTTGTGCATCATTAATTTCACTGCCACCTAAAGCACACCCTTCAACGTGTATTGCATCTACTTGTCCTTCAACTACAACACAAAATACTTTGTTAGGACGTTGTTCATCTAATCCATATACAAAGCCTGGCTGTACTTCTGTAAGATACTTTAACTTCTTGTCAGGGTTGACAGTACGTGCAGTCCAACCAACAATACGTCCTTCATAATAAAAAGGAATGATTAATCTGTCTCTGTATGCAAGTTCAGGTGTCCAATAGTAATCAGTATCATCGAGATATAAATCACGTTGTTTCATGTATTCAAAAATCTTAACTAGATTTTTATCAACACCTGTTGGTTCTAATGCACAGTAATCTGCCCAGTCTTGTAATTTACGTGCAGAGTCTGGCAAACTTACAGTATTAAATGTTGGCAATAGCACAGAACGTTCTTGTGCTTGTACACCTTCGTTTTCACGCATAACGTCTAATGCTGTTTTGTTAATAACATCATCAGGAGTGTTTAACCATTGTAATAGTTTACGCATCTTATGTGAAAATGGTCGCCCCGGCTGCCAACTTGCTTTGAATCCACAGTTAAAACAGTGATAGGAGATCCCGCCGTCATTTTGTATGACGCCTCCACGTCCACGTGTGTCAGCTGTATGACCATTGTGGTGGCAACACGGAGCATTGAATGAAGTCCACCCACTAGGCGTTGTCTTGCGCTTAGGAGGCAAAAATGTCAGAACTGTTTCTACGACTACACTCATATTGTTAGTATAGCGTAACTCGTCTAGTTTGTCAACTAGTTTCTAACCAATATTTTTGTTATTTTACTTGCTGGGTCAGTGGTTGTTTTGAAACGTATGTAACTGAACACACCTGTGTAATTTTGTGGCGTAGGGTCAGTTTCAGTGCCTGTGAATGTAACTGTTGCAACATCTGCCCAGTTGTTTGTGCTAGATAATTGATTGTCTAACGTTGCTTGTATTGTAACATCGCCTACAAAGCTATCTGTATAGAATGCAGCAGTATGCAAGGCTTCATTGCCATTAATAGCAGGTTCTGCGTTGATACCTTCTGTAGTCCAAACATCATCTTCAGTTTCTGTGAATGTTGTTACACTTGCACTTTCTGCTGGTGCAGGAAAAGCATCTTTGCTTACTTTTATTATACCGTTTGCGTCAAAATGTGAGTATGCGTATGTCAGTGTTTTTGCATTGTTGCTGTCTACCAAGTATGTATTGTAAGTCAAAAACTGTGACGGAACATTTAATAAATCATTTTCCGTAATTGTAACTTTGAACTTGCCTCTAGTATCTGAACTGTCATCTAACACAACTCCATCATGTTCTATTACAAGTTTATTGTTTTCATCAAATGCTACAAACTTAGGTGTGTAGTTTTGAATGTCTAATGGTTTTTGATCTGCATTTAAAACACGAAACTCTAATGTGTTGTCAATGCCTTTAAATACTTCTAATTGTTTTTGGTACACTGGTCTATACTCCGTTACGAAACCCTCGCCGTTTGCGACAAGAGTAATTTTGTTATTGACTAAATATCTTGGTATAAGCATACTAATATTTATCGGATTAATGTTAACAAAAGATATAGAACAAAATTTTCCATATATAAGCGTGGTGACGTATGGCGGCAATGAATACGTAGGGATCATTGCCAATCAAGATCAATATGTGACTACAATGTTTGTGTATAACTCATTGAAGACTGAGAAAGAAAAACAACGCTTATTAGATCTAGGAAGCGTATGGTGGTGGGAATCAAATAGAATGATACCTATCAATATATTCTTGCGAGATGATATGAGACAACTTAATCATTGCTTGATGACAATGAATAGTAAAGATGTTAAAGTTACAATAGGGCCTGTAACTAACATACATAATTTAACTGTAAAGAGAGTAAAACGTAAAAGCGTTCAGCTGTTGCGTAAGCCTACTTAACTACCTGCCGATTGTGCAGATGCCTTTTCACAAATAAGATTCATGTGTACAACACACGCCATTGCATAGCTCATAGCGTGTGCTTTCTTAAAATAGTATTCACCGTTTTGTGGTTTTGTCCAGACTTCTTTCATTATCGTTGGCCAATCTTGATTTGCTAGATGCCTCTTTGCTGGACGTATTATCGCTAGTGCTGCCGCCAATTGACTGACCGAGGTAGGCTTCAATTGTTTTAATAGACTGCTGTGTCCGCTTAGATGAAAGACTAGATCGACGAAGTCCTTTTGCTCCAATAGTTCCCATAATGGCTCCTTTCTCATTAGGCTCATTAAATGTGTCTCATCTTTTACATCTTTGTATATAGACACATTTAGAAAATCTAATTTAAAGTATCCTCTATCTTCTGCTCTTTCGTAATCGATTGTAGATAATTTATCTACTGGGTTGTGTGGTATTTCTGTAGCATACACGCCAGTATTGTGTTTCTTTCCAGTAGGTAACTTTGCCACACGATGTTTTAGTTTCTCTAACAATACCGTTCTGTCAGCAAAGTCTATATCAATATCAGGCATCTTTTACTTTCTTCCAGTGCATAACTTTTTCACCCATACCTGGATTTTGTCCAATGTATTCTTGTCCTGTTTCCATATCAACTAATTTGTACTTACCCGGACACTTAGTAACAATTTGCAAGACAATATTATTTGGATACTGTTTTACTTCAGTACCGTCTTTTAGTTTTCTAAACATTTTCATAGATTACTTTCCTTTGCAACCTGCTTTGCAAGCTCTACATCTTTTTGTAGTTTGCGAAAGCGCATTGCCCAATGCTCAGGATTAATGACATGATACACCATCTCAAGTTGCTCATCATTAAATTTACTTAGCATAGTTTTGCCGCTTGCACAATTTAACAATAACCATGGACTTATCTTACCATCTTTAATATCCCAAACTGCTTTGTTCAAACTTATATAATTAAAATAATGATTCCAAGCCGCTGGTTCATTTTCACTTGCCCAGTCCATCATAGTTTGTACACTGCGTTCAAGTGCAGTTGTAACATCTTCTTTTAGTATAAACTCAAGTGCGTATTTTTCATACAGTTCGTCTCTACACCAATGGTCAAGTTTTACTCCGCTTGTTACGACATAATCAATATAACGCTCAGGATATAAAGGGCGCACATTATTGATAAACGAACCAAACTTGACGAAAGCATTGTAGTACTGCGAGTTACAAAAGTCTTCATATGTTTTTTCTTTCTTTGCACCTGCACTTAATTTATAAAATCTGTTGAACGCATACATTCCATAACGCACACGCTTTTCATCCTTTTGTAAGTGTCTACGTTTCTTCTCACACATATGCGCCGCAAGAGTTTTTTCTCTTACAAAACTGCTTCCGCAGTATTCACACTTGTATGGTTTGTCAGAGTTTTGTTTCAATGTTGTGTTCTTCTGCAAGTTGTTTGATTTCTTTTTTTGTAGATATTCTAGCAAGTAATTCTGCCTCGTCACTTTTCATATTAGGATAAATTTGTTCAATTACTTTTACAAGTTTATTGTTGTCTTGTGTTTTCTTTTTGAATCCTATCCAAGGATGATATTCTATACGTTGTGTGTTTCCACTCATACATAATAATTGCCATTGTAATTTTTGATGTTTGCTTACTTCCATATAGTTTTTATTATAGTATTCGTTTGTCTTAAACACTGCAAGTTCTTGATCATCTCTACTGCCTTTGACAGAACTTACATATCTGTTAAGTAACCAAAAGCCTACTTGTTTGCGTTCTTCTGTATCAAGCTCGTCCCACACAGACTTTGCACCCATATCAATGGCTGCTAGTATGTCTTTTATTGGGAGTTTTTGCTGTGCCATTCTTCTAAATCCTCAGGTGTATTAATCTCTGTACCTGTATATTGTACACTCTTACAGCCCATTTGCCAACCATTTTTTAGCCATCTTATTTGCTCAAGTTTTTCAACCACTTCTTCTTGGCTCATTACTAGTGGGTATTGTTCAAGAGCATTGCTCGAATATGCATATATTCCAAGATGCCATTCACCATAGCCCGTCATTCCTCTACCAAACCAAAGTGCTTTGTTGTCTGCACGTACAAGTTTTACAGTGTTAGGATCGTTTTGTTTTTCTTTAGGCATTTCTGTATATACACTTGCTACTTCAAATCCATCAAGTGCATTTATAGCCGCTACTATTATTTCTGGAGTGACGTCAGCCATATCTCCTTGCACGTTTACATAATGCTCATAATTTACATAACGCTTCATATGTGCGCCTTTACATCTTTCTGTACCGTTATCATAAGGATCATAATCTAATATACAGTCAGGACCAATAACATTATAAATCTCTTGATTGTCAGTTAAAACATATGTGTCTATACCTGTGCTTTTACAAATATTATATACACGCTTAATTAACGGTACACCGTTAAGTTTAGCTAATGGCTTTCCTGGAAATCTTGTACTGCCCCAACGAGCTGGTATTAAAATTGCTACACTCATAATGGTCTCCTACTGTGCATAACATCTATTGTAATATTTTTCATAAGCATGTCTTTTGGTGCAAGCATGACATGATTTATAATATACTTTGCAATCTGCAATGTATCCATTTTTCGTGCTTGCTTATGCGCAACTAAAGGTGTGTCCATACGTCCTAATTTAATTTGTACAACCTTACATTCACTGTCTATTAGTTGTAGTTGCATACATGCTTTGTCTAATGCGGCTTTGTGTACTGCGTAAGGATTTACTACATCATAGTTACCGTCAGCACTGACACTGCCTATGTTTATTATTGTGCAAGGGCGTTTCTTATTTTGCTCAAATAACTTGTAAAGTAAGTCTACTTGCCGCCAGCCTGCATAAGCATTGTTTACAAAGACATCCCAATTATCTTGCAACAAAAAATCATTCAAATCTCCGTTCAAATCATAACCGTTGCTTCTACTAAGTCCGTTTGTAAGATATTCATAACTCTTACAAGTATCAAATATTGCTTTACCTAATCCGCTTGTATGTCCTGTAACAAATACATTCATCATTTGAGCCTTCTGATATCTTCATCAACCATGTTAGTAATTAACTGTTTGAAAGAAGTTTTCGGTGACCAGTTTAAATCTTTGCGAAGTTCATGCGCATCGCCTCTCAAATAATTTAGTTCTGCAGGACGGATTAATTCTTTATCTATTGTAACATATTTTTGCCAATCCGTAATACCTGCATGAGCAAAAGCTAATCTACATACATCGGCAACGCTGTGTGTTTCGCCTGTTGCACAAACATAATCTTTTGGTGTATCAGTTTGTAACATCATCCACATTGCTTCTACATAATCTCCTGCAAAGCCCCAATCTCTTTTTGCTTCTAAGTTACCAAGATTCAATCTGTGATTATCATCTTTTCGTATATTCGCAACAGCGTTTGTAATTTTTCTTGTCACAAATTCAATACCACGGATAGGCGATTCATGGTTGAATAATATTCCGCTACATGCAAACATATTGTAACTTTCGCGCATATTACGTGTGATATGAAAGCCGTACAACTTTGCAACGCCATAAGGAGAACGTGGCAACATATTAGTTGTTTCACTTTGCCAACCATCGTCATTGCTATTACCAAACATTTCACTTGTGCCTGCTTGATAAAATTTACAACTAGGCTTCATTCTGCGAATTGCTTGTAAACAATTTAATGGACCTATTGCATCCACATCTGTAGTTACATGTGTAAGGCGCCAACTGCCGCCTACATAACTCTGTGCGGCTAAGTTATAAAATTCATCTGGCTGATACTTGTCTACAATATCAAACATACTTCCTATGTCTGTTACATCTCCAGTTTCTATAACTAAGCCACGCTGGCGTAAATCAAAATAATCTAGGTTAGTCCAATTAGGTGCTGTGTATCTTTTCATTACACCTATTACTATATAACCTTTATTCAATAAAAAGTCAGCAAGGTAACATGCATCTTGTCCGGGTATACCTGTGATTATAGCTGTTTTCATTGTAGTGTCTCCAATAATTCTTTTACTTTGTGCAAATTGTTATTCAAATCTCTGTTGTCATTACCTAAGAAAAATCCTTGGTCATGTATTTCATTTGCAACATCGTATGTGCCAAACGTACTATAATTTAGTCTTTCAATAACAGGATTACGCATAAAGTTTCCTGCAACAATAGGACGACATTCAATGTCATTATCTCTAAACAATTGAATAATTTCATTTCGTCGATCTTTAAATCTGCCTGTCAAAATAAAACTGAAACCGAAATAACTGTGTGTACTTTTTTCAGTTGGAAGTTGTGTTAGTGCATAGTCTACAAAATCAAACAATGCATGATATACTTTACTGTTCTGTTTACGTTGTAACAGCATTTCATCTGCTTTCTGTAATTGTACTTGACCTACAGCACCACTCATTTCTAAAGGTCGCACACAGTAACCTGGAAGCACAAATCTAAAACTATCTTCAAAAGGATCTCCAGTTTTAGAATACAATTGACTAAAATCTCCTATGTCTCTTACCCATCCGTGCGCTCTTAAACTACGCATATAATCTGCAAGATCTGAATCATCAGTAACAATCATACCACCTTCCATAGTTTGTAAGTGATGGCTAAAAAAGAAACTAAATGTTCCTGCTGTTCCCCATGTTGCACAAAATCTTTCATTGTATTTTGCACCAAAACTTTCGCAGTTATCTTCTATTAGCACTAGGCCATGCTCTACACAAATCCTATTAAGTTCTGCTAGTTCGCAACTGTTACCTAACAAGTTTACAGCAAAGATTGCTTTTGTTTTTTCTGTGATTGCTTGTTCTACCAAAGAGACATCGATGTTTAAACTGTCTCTATCTACATCTACAAATTTTAACACAAGTCCATTTTGATGCACAGGAAAAAATGTTGTACTCCAACTTACTGCTGGAACAATAACTTCGTCTCCTGCATTTAGATTATAATTTGGATTTTGCACAATACTAGTAAGTGCTATAAGATTTGCACTACTACCGCTGTTAGTCATTACAGCGTGTTTGCTACCAACATATTCTGCAAACTGTTGTTCAAACTTTGCAACCTCAGGACCCATAGTATATCGGCCACTTGCAATCACACGCTGAAGTGCATTAACTTCTTTTTCGTCCCATGTGTCGTGTGCTAAACTGTACATTACATATTTCCATGTTTGGCAATATCTGTTGCAACTTTTTCAAAGTCATCTAATTTTAACATGTTAGGTCCATCGCTAGGTGCTACTTCTGGGTCCGCGTGGACTTCGATGAAGAAACTTCTGATGCCCAACGCTGCTCCCGCTCTCGCCAGCCCTGGAACGTAAGATCTGTTTCCACCTGACGAGTTACCCATGCCTCCAGGTTTTTGTACGCTGTGTGTAACATCAAAAATAAGATCGGGGCCGTAGTTATCCATAATATAAGCCATTCCTGTGAAGTCCACGACCAAAGTGTTGTATCCAAAGCTAGTTCCCCTTTCTGTAATCCATACTCTTTTTGCACCTTCTGTTTTTGATAATATTCCGCCAATGTCCCAAGGTGCAAGGAATTGGCCTTTTTTGATATTTAAAATTTTATCAGTGTCTGCACAAGCTCTAATCAAATCAGTTTGTCTGCATAAGAAAGCAGGAATCTGTAATACATCTACAGCATCATTATAGTTCTCTTTGATTGTTTCTACTTGTTTAGTGTCATGTACATCTGTTAGGGTTTGCAAATCATTAATTTGCAACTTCATTGTTCTAAACGCTTCTAGTGTTATATCAAGTCCTTTGCCTCTTTGGCCTTTCATACTTGTTCTATTTGCTTTATCAAAACTAGCTTTAAATATATAATCAATGCCAAGGTTATCGCATACACGTTTACATTCTTGTGCTATCTCTAAACTCTGTGTAAGTGATTCATGTTGGCATGGGCCTGCTATGATTCTCATTGTTTTTCCTTTACCATATAGTATGTGTTTACTAAGTTTCTTAGTTGTTTTTTTAATGTTTCATTTGTTTGTGCAAGTTCGCACAACTTTTGCCACTCTGCATAATCTAATAATTTGCCTTGTGCTCTTGCTACTCCTGCTGGATCACCACCTACTATCCATCTTTTAACTTCTGGCTTATCAGCATAACGTGCATATACAACACCGTCATTTCTTTCATATATTAATTTTTCACCTGGTTGAAGTTTTGTCGATTGCGACATAATATTTTCCTTTTATTTCTGTGAAATGTTCAAATATAAATTCACCATCAAGTGCTTGTAATTTTTCTTTCCACCACCAATTATGTTTTATTATCAAATGTGCATTCCTTCCATCTGCAAGTTTTTTCTTTGCAGGTATAGTATCTACACATATCCAAATATATTTTGTGGAAAGTTGGTTAATGTGTTTAAGAACATTATCTAAAAATTTTGGTTCTACGTGCTCTAACACATCCACACACATAACACATTCAAACTTGCCCTCTGGCATTCTTCTGTACTTGCCCCAACCCGGATCATATCCTGTGCATTTCATATTAGGATAGGATGCGGCAATAGATTCGAGCATTGCGCCCTTGCCGCATCCATAATCCAAAAATGTTTTTGGTTTCCATTGTTCCAAATATTCTGCTAGTTGTTTTAAGGGTTTAACTTTGCCGCCAAATCCTTTTCTAGAAGATAAATGTAAATCTTCTAACAGCTTCTTATATGACTCGGAAACCAATTTCATTTAGACAGCTACAAAGTATACAACACTTACTGCCGCGATAGCAATGCTACCTGCGTTAAGTTCATCAAACTTACCACTTAGAGCTTTTATCACTGCGTAAGCAATAAAGCCTAAAGCAATACCGTGTGCGATACTAAAAGTCAACGGCATAAGCACAGCCGCCAATACTGCTGGTGCATATTCAGTTACATCATCCCAGTCAATGTCTGCAATGTTGCGTAAGAAATATGTAGCAATAAAGATTAAGGCTGGTGCTGTAGCAAAAGCTGGAATGCTCTGTGCCAAAGGAGCAAAGAATAGACATGCACCAAACAGAATAGCAACTACTACTGCTGTCAAACCAGTTTTTCCACCTTCTTTAATTCCTGCACCGCTTTCAATATAAGAAGTAGTATTTGAAGTACCTACTAAGGCTCCTGCCGAAGTTGCTACGGAGTCTGCTAGTAGAGCTCTATCAATACCTGCTACTTCTCCTGTTTTCTTGTCTACTTTGCCTGTCAAATTAGCAACACTTGTAAGTGTACCAGCAGTATCAAAGAAGTCAACAAATAGAAAAGCAAATGCAGTACCAATAAACCCTGCTGTTGCAATCATGCTAAAGTCTAAGCTAAAGGCATGTTCTGGACTAGGAATAGCACCTGCAAATCCGTTTAGATCGGCAATACCAAAAATCCAAGCAATAATACTTACTGCAAGAATACCAATGATAATTGCACCTGGTACTTTTCTTTTGTCTAGCATAGCCATGATAACAAATCCAAGTCCTGTTAATAGTACAGGCCAACTTGCTACATCACCTAATCCAACTAGTGTTGCTGGATTATCAACAACTACGCCTGCATTCTTAAGTCCAATAATAGCAAGGAACAAGCCTATGCCTGCACCTACACCAAGTTTCATTGACTTAGGAATACTGTTAATAATATATTTACGAGCTGGTGTTACGCTTAACGCTATGAACACAAGACCCGCTACAAATACAGCCGCTAAGGCTTGTTGGAAGGTATATCCCATACCAAAGATAACACCAAAAGTAAAGAACGCATTAAGTCCCATACCTGGCGCAAGTGCTACAGGCCAGTTAGCCCATAAGCCCATGATCAGCGTACCGATCACTGCGGCAATGATTGTTGCCGTGAACACAGCGCCAAATCCCATACCTGTTCCTTCAGTTGAAAGGATAGCTGGATTGACAACAGTAATGTAAGCCATTGTAAGGAATGTAGCAATACCTGCCATTACTTCTGTCTTCACGGATGTACCGGCTTTAGATAAGCCGAAAAGTTTTTCTAACATATTAACTCTCTCCGTTTATGTTTTGGTGCCGACTGTACGACGAACAATGTCGTTGTGGTTAAACTCGGCCCAATACAGTTCAAAAGCGACACCGTCTTCTAAACCTTCAAATTGATGGACCTTTCCTGGCTTCACTTGCGTGAAGTCACCTGCTTCAAGAATAGTTTCATCTACTAAACCTTCTTGATCTTCATCTTGCCAAACACGGACAATCATCTTGCCCGATTCAACAAAGAACCCGTTCCATTTAAATTTATGTTCATGTTCTGAACATTTGTATCCCGCTTTGTATTCAATGCGGTGGAATTCTAAAACTCCGTTTGCATGGATCAACTCTGTTTGACCCCAAATCTTACCAGCTTTCATTTTTTGCTCCTTACTTGTTCTCTTTTTCTACGCATGGCTTCGCGAAAGTGTCTTTTTCTTTCGTTTTTATCATTACCCTTGTAGTGTGTAATATATCCAACAAATGTTTCGTTGAAATGTCCTGATGTAAGATCAGGTGTCAGATTTAAAAATCTAGCACCATCACCTTCAAATTCTTCTCTGACTGCATCATAAACATGACAATCAGTTTGCCAACGCATCTTGTATAATAGGTCTTCATCATAGTACTGTTTCATACGTAAAAACATACGTTTAGTATCAGGATGATTCATATTCCAACCTAAGTAACCTGTCTCAGTAAATCTGCCTTTTCTTCCTAGGTAGCTTGATACATATCCGTCTCTAACAAATTTTGTAAGATAGTTAGAGGTGAGAGTATCAATAATTTCTGAGTCTGCATCTAGCCACATCAATACATCAGTATCACAGTTTAAACCTGCATGGCACCATGCATAACTCTTGTGTGAAAACCTTACGCCGTCTTTTGTAAATCCTTTTGATCCAGGAGGTACAGGTCTTCCACCATTACGTTTTTTAAATGCACGTAATTCAGGAACTTGGGTTTCTAAGATAAGATTTTCCCAGTTATCTCCTTGTAACCACAGGTAAGGTGTGTCAGTATACACTTTTACTTTTATGTCTTTTTCAGCATATCTTTGTAAACTTGTTACGCAATGCTTTGCATAATCTTCAAAGTTTTTATCGCTGAATGTAGTTACAATAGTTACTGTTTTGCTCATAGTAGTTTGCCGTAGTCAATCAATTCACTTTGTCTGCTTATGTCTTTGATGAAATATGCACACAAAGGATTTTCTCCTTCTGTAATAGGAACTCCTAGTAACTGTCCGTTCTTAAGTTTTGGGAAGTACCATTTAACGTCATTATAAAAATTTGTTATCTCAATACTACCAAATTCTATTTTGTAACTTGTAAGAGGATTGAATAAGAATGATTGGAACCCTCTGTCGTTTATACTAGTTAGCGGAAGTATTTCTAAGTCCATTCCAGTTTGACTATCTCCAACAGCAATGCTCCAATCAACTGGCATCATAATTTCTTTGCCGTTAATTTCCATTACCATTGCAGGTGAACTAAATGATTCTAAAAATATTAGGGGAATGAAAAAGAAGTCTGGCTCTTTAGGGTCGCTGTTGTCCAGTATTGCAAAACGTACATCATCTTCAAGTTCATCAGGTAAATTAGTAAGTGAAAACGCTTTGTTTTCTAAACTCAGTATATGCATGTATTATCCTTAATTTTATAAAGTATAACAAAGACTTACCAAAATGTCAACCATTTATTGCCAATCTACTTTCTCTATTGTAAATGGATACTGTGCTTCTTTGTAAAACTTCTTACGTTGTGTTAGATGTCGCTTTGCAAATTTACAGGTACTTGTTAAGTCCCATATCTGTACAAAGTCTTTGTCTTTGGCTTTGCGAACGCCTCTGCCGATTGACTGTATTACCCTTACAAAAGACTTGCCAGGCTCAATAAGGACGAGATTAAAAATGCGAGGAATATTAATTCCCACCGCCGCAACTCCATAGGTTGCGATAACCACATGGTTAGTTCCTTCATTGATTTCATCGTATGCTTCCTTTCTGTCTTTTAATTTAACATCACCTTTAACAAATGTTGATCCTGGAATAAGTTCTTGTAGCATTTCGCCTGCACTAATACGATCAACAAGTATAAGTGTATTACCATCTTGTTTTACTTTGTTGAGAAGTTTGCCTAGGTATGCTACTCTAGCTTCATTTGTAACTAGATATTTTAGTTCAGACTGATAATCTCTGTGTACTTGTGTGTCAACAAGTTGTACAATGTTTACATGACACTGTGATAATACGCCTTTGTCTTGTAACTCTTTTGCACTGATTTGACCTATAACAGGCCCAATACTTGCGTGTATGCTTTCAAACTCAAAACGTTCTTTTGGAATAGTGCCTGTTAGCCCCCAGCGTATAGGTGCGTTGCGTAGGTTGCGTGTCAGCAAGTTTTTCAATACTTCTGCTTTTGCTTGGTGTACTTCGTCAATAATTATTGTACTTACACCTTCTAAAAATTCTGCAAGACTTAATACAGCATCACCATCCTTGAACTTTTTATCTAGAATGTTTAGTGACTGCCATGTGCAAATTGTGTGAGTTTTTCCCAACTCTTTCCTATCACCGAAGTATACGCCGACGTCCAGCCCGCAATTGATGTAATCCTCTTCAGTTTGAGTGACAAGACTTTTGTTTGGTACAATGACAAGTGTTCGTCCATGTTCTTCCGCTATATGACTTAGTGTCGCAGTTGTAATAGTTTTTCCTGCGCCAGTTGCAATTTCTTGTAGGCTTTGTGGAGTGTTTAAAAAATTATTTATCGCCTCAACTTGATAATCTCGTAGTACAATATGTTCGCCCTCGGCAGGATGTCCTTTAGGCCAACGTACATCTTGATCCTTCCAATAGTTTTCAGTAATGGGTTGAAAGTTAAGTTTGACTGGATGTCGCCTGTCATCAATATCAACTATTTCAACACCTTGTTTAGTAAGCACTTCGACAATAGTATCGAGATGATTAACATAGCCAGAACCGCCAATACCAAAGAAAGCAACTTTACCGTCCCATCTTCCAAGTTTGTACTGAGGCATATATCTTGCATAAGGCACCTCAAACTTGAGAGCATTTGAGAGCTTTCTGCGTACATCTACTTCTAGTCCTTCTAGTTTGATGTTTACTTCATCTTCAATAATAAGTCTACAGGTTGCCATTTATATCTTTTCTACATCTCTGTGGAATGGACTGATATCAGTATCATAATGTATAACTAAATCAAACTCATTTAGATATGCACGTAATTTTTGATTGCTCATTTTGCTTCCACTTAAAATTACTGCCCTTGGCTTCCAATCACTTGCAAGCAAAGGCTTAGGTAATTTATCTCCATTAATATATACTATTTTTGTAAATGTGTCAAGTGGTGCGTTTATCTTTTTATCTTTGATATAGTTGTTGATTTCTTGTCCTTCTGCTGTATCATTTTCTTTTCTAAACAGCACACTAAAGTCATCTTCTGGAAACACACCTTTGAATGTTTCATGCATCGGTTGTATATCATTTAATTCAAACTTATCATTACATACAACAAGAATAGGCCACCGTAATAATTCTAGCATACTTTCTGCAAGCATGTTGTAATTGTAGGTATTCTTATTAATAAAAATATGTGTGTTCTGTCTTTGAATTATTTTTTTAGTAAGTGTTGAAAGTCCTGCAACAGCGTTATGTAGATCATCTTCATCAATATGTGTTACACCGTATACATGTTTTCTGTCAGCATATAGTGGTAAGTTTTTTTCTGTAGGTTCACCTATATCATTAACCATATAATCTACAGCATTGTCAGTAAAATTTTTTAATTTCAAACCATATATACCAGGTACATGTTCTTTTTTATTATTATACATTTGTAAAATTTCCCCGTATACTTTTTGTAAACTTTCCTCTACTTCAAAGTTTTTGCCTTCTAGTAGTTGCATAATACTGAATAGTGTTTGCTCGTCATAAGGAAAGTAATGAATTTTTTGTTCCCTATCATATGCCTTTTCTTTGTGTCGTGTTTTGTCTAATAATTCTATAAGTTTTTTGTTAAATGTAAATCTTACACCAAGAGCTGTTTCTCCTTGATGTTCTACCTTACGTACCCATTTACTTCTGTCAACTTCACGTAATGGCATTTTTAATTTTTCAAATGCTGACTTTTCTATACCTAAATCATAAAATATATTATTATAGTCGTTGCATTTTTTTACAGCAAGGTCATACTGTCTATCGGTAAGAGCGGTGCCTCTCCAAGTTTGCCTGCCTAAACTTTGTATAAGATTAACATCACTTTTTTCAAGTTGGCTTATGCTAACTTCATGATGCTCGTCATAGCCGGCAAGTATTTTTAGACAATCTTCTATTGTGTAATCTTTTTTCATGTTATTAGTATACTTGATTATAACTTAGAAGTCAAGCGTTTAAGTGGAAGACCTGTACTAATTTCTTCAACGGTCCATTCAGTGTATGCATAATCATTAAGCCATTGTTCTCTATCTGGACGTTGAGGTGTTTCAATAAATTGCACATTAGAATTGCCAACAGGTGCAGCTAAACTTTCTGGTCCTACAAAAACAGGAATGCCTTGGATGACACTTTGTGGACCTGGATTGCTGTTCCAACTTATCACAGCCCAAGCATTTCTAGGAGCAAAATCAAAATCATCATATGTGTTTGGCACATGTCTTGGTAATTGACGTAGTACATTATCCCATTCGTGTTCTATAGCTTCTAATGGATATCTTGGATGTGGTCGTATTACAATTCTTCGCCCACTGTAAAATCTAATATTATCTATAAGTTCGCCTACCCATTTTGATAGTGGAGGCTGATCTCGCCATTGATGACTTTTTGGATGTTGGCAACATATAATAATATCGCCGTCGTCATTTTCTCTCCATGGCTGTAATTTTAATCCTAGTTCTTTTGCTCTTGTGTTATCATTTCCTTTTGGTCCGAAATAAGCGGCTCCGTTTATGCCATTTACACCAACTTTCCAAGTTTCACCTCTTTTGATTCCACCTACTTCTAGCACAATAACTGGCTTGTCATTATATTGGAAATGATCCCAAATACGTTTGTTTTTTGCCATTCTTCCATTCCACAACAAACTCCATATCACTGCAACGTCTGCATCTAAATTATTAAAGACAATTTCATGCCCTTGTTTTTTTGCACCTTCTGCAAACGCGGCAAATACTGCTGAACTGTTCATTGCGCCATAATCTGTCCAAAGACCAAATCTCATCGTTAAATACTCCTGTAAGCTATTTACAAAGGATTAGTAATGAAGAACATAACTGTGGTTACCACTTTTCACAAACCAGGACTAGAATTATACGGACAACGTTTTTTAGACAGTTGGGCAGAGAACGTAGATTCAAGGATCAAACTAGTAGTATATGCAGAAAAATGCACACCAATTAATCCTGATCCAGAGAGTATTACTATATTAGACGCAGATGAAAATTTGCCTAAGTTACAGAATTTTAAATGGATACACAAAGATGATCCTAAAGCAAACGGTATTCCACCGGACAATATAAAAGCAAAGCGTCCAAGAGACTGGCATAAAAAATTCAAATGGGACGCTATACGTTTTGCAAACAAGACATATGCAGTATTTGAAGCATGTAACATTTATGGTGACTGGACAGTATGGATGGACGCAGATACATATGTTCACAGTTATTGGAGCTATGAAGATTTTGCAAGACTGTTACCAGAAGACACTTGGATTACCTATGTAGGTAGAGGTAAAGGATCACAGACTTGGCCAGAATGCGGCTTCTATGGATTGAACACTACAAACAAAGTTTGTAGAGAATTTTTAAATGAATTTGAAAGATATTATGAAGATCCAGATAATGGAATATTCATGTTAGAAGAATGGCATGATAGTTTTGTGTTTGGGCATATCTTAAATTTAATGAAGAAAAAATATCCTAATGTACTAGATTACAGTGCTAACATGTATCTTAAAGAAGCAAAAACCGGCGGCGGCGGCCATCCATTAATTAATACAGAATTAGGAAAGTATATCGATCATATGAAAGGTGATCGTAAGACTACAGGTAAAAGTAAGCGCACAGACATTATGGTAAAACGCACTGAAGATTACTGGCGTACATAGTTACGCATGTGAGCCCATGCTTCACCGCTTTGCGTTTCTGGAAAACTCCAATGGAACATACTAATCCGTTCAACCCAATTCTGCCTATCATGCAACTTTGGATTTTCTAATCTTTTAAGAGTTGTGTTTGCAACTTCACCGTATTGACTATAATTAGGATCTGGATCTGTCATAAACACAGGTACACCTTCAATTAAACTTGCAACACCAGGACTGCTGTTGTATGTAACAGTTGCCCACGCATGTCTTAAATCATATTGTATTGGTATGTTTTTTCCTATTGGGCTTACTCGCACATTTGGATGATTAACTTTAAGATAGGCTATTGCTTTTTTATCTCCAGGATGAGCTCTAACTACAATTGGTCTATCAGTAAATGCTTTAATTTTCCTAATTGTTTCTTCTAACCATTGCATCACAGGTAAGCCTCGCATACTCCAACCGCCATTACGTTGTAGGCATACAAGTATATGTTCACCTTTTGTACGATAGTCTTTAAGTTCAATTCCGTAATTGCGTTTTATTTTCTGCCAGCGGCTTGGATCTATTTCTGTATCAAAATAAAAGCCTGTGTTCTTAAACACACCGTCAAAACTGTATCTTAGATAATGATGTGGCCCATTTTCTTTGCCTGGTATGTAAAGGAAAAGATTACTATCAATGATTAATGTACGTCCGTTTGTTTCACGTTGTCTTTGTAAAACATTATTGCGTAACTGTAAGTGAGGAAGTTGTTTGCCTGTTTCGTGTGTATATCCTTGTATAACAGCAACATCACATGGATCTAATTGCATAGTAGGATTTACTATACCTTGATCTCCACAAGCGTTTACACCTTGTATATAAAAGTTAAGACAGTTAGTCTTTTCTTTATTATTGTTCTGCTGTGGGATTCCAGCGAGGTATGCTGTCACTCTCATTGATTGTTCTCCAGGCAAAGCCACTCTTCATTTCATCTACTGTAAATTGACAATATGCTATGTGGTGCATGAATGCATCCATTTCTTCGCGATATGGCACTCTTGGATTTTCAATGTTATCTAGTGACGTTTCACAAATTGCACTTGCTGCATTTGGGCCAACTGCGATAGCAGGTTTACCTTCCATCATTGCTTCAATGGCCGCAATACTGTTGTAAGTTACAAGACAGTGTACATTTGCATGTAGTGCTTGTTGAATTGTGTTTGTGGAAATTCTATCTGTTCTTCCAGGTTTTTGTCTAATTATGATAGGTCTATCACTACGCTTTTTAATCGTAGCAACAGTTTCTGCCATCCATTCATCTAAGTCTACACCAAAGTAATTCATTACTTTTACACTTGGTGGGCAGATTAAAATACTTTTTCCAGGCGTAAATTTTTTATATTTCCAACCAAAACGTTTTGCTCTGTCATTGTCTCTATAAAGAATAGGTCCTTGATATTGTACATGATTCTTTGTAACGCGGTGGATGTATTTGTTTTTCCAGTTACCAAAATACCCTGTATCAATATAGTAGAATGTCCTACCTGTTTTATTACACAAGTGAAGAGCTTTACGACTGCCGCCGCCTAGTCCTCTAATTACTAGTTCGTTGTCGCTTTTTTCTTCTCTATCATAGTTACTGATTTTGCCGCCACTGCCTTGTATGAACGAGGCAAGTAAGCCGTCATATGATTCGCCCATCTTCTTGTATGCAATGCCGCCGTCACTGTCAATAGCCGCTACTTTTCCCATACCCTTTTCCACCTTTCTCTTTATATGTTCAATATCTTTTTTGTAAAAATTTCCTTCCGGGTCAACTTTGTATTGTAAACAATCTAAAAGAAATTGTTCAGTTTCTGGAGATAAATTTTCAAGTGCGCCTGCTTCTTTATGTTTTTCTTCACGCATCTTAATTTTTTGATAACGTTGTTCCATAAGCATCCAGTCAACTGCATACTCACATTTTTGTGTTTCTTTAAACCAAGGACCACCTTCGGTATAATGTAATGCTCTCGGCTTACCGTCCATAGGTTCCTTATACCAACCTACTAACCAATTCCACTCATGTGATATTGCACCAATTTCTTTATCTGCTAGCCAACTAAATCTGTGCATGTATGCACCCGAAATGTCTGGATTGTTTACAAGTTCTTTGTTACATGCTCTGTTGCTAGGATGACCGCAGTTCCATAATACCATAGAACTCCAATTCTTACGTGGATAGATATGTTGCTCTTGACCATCCATTTTTGTTCCTTCTTTAGGACGGTATTCATGTTGGGCACACATTACTGCATATCTGTCATCTCTTTCTTGGAATAGTTTTCTAACGTCATCCATATATAAGAAATCACAGTCAATGAATAGTGCCCAGCCTTCGTAATCACAAAGATGAGGAATTAAAAATCTACTGAACGTAAATTCTGTGCTTGCAAGCGGATCTACTTGTCGTGTGTAGTGATCTTTTTTCTGCAAGTCTTTGAGTTTTAAAGGGATAATTTCTAGTTGTTCAGGATACTTACAACTAGCTAACAAACTTTGTTTACATACTTGGTAAGCAATATCTTCTCTGCTGTCCCAACCAATAAAGATTTTAAATTTATAATCGCTCAATATCTTCCTCCACACAATTAGTGCCGTATTGTATTTCCACTATCTTAAGTGGTTTGTCAGTTTCATTAGCAAGCTGATGCCATTCAGTAACTGGTATATGCAAACTGTCATGCTTGTTATATATACCTTTTAGTTCAGCATCTGAACTTACATTTAGAGTATACACATGTGCTGTTCCTTCACTTACAAACCAATGCTCTGAACGATCTTCGTGCCTTTGCATACTCAATCTTTTACCTGGTTCGACAGTAAGTTCTTTAACTTTTACTCCAGGTCCATTTTCATGTAACACTCTATAATACCCCCATTGTCTTTCTGTTTTTGGTTCTTTCCATTCACGTAAGATCCAACTAGATGAATTTTTCTTATCATCACCTCCTACGCCCCAAGCAAATTCTACTCTAGGATTGTCACCATAAATTTTTTCTTCAGGAACATTTCCAGATTTCCTATCTCCACCATTTGCAAAAATAATTTTTGTATCTGCTGGACTAGTATTCATTACATGATGTATTGCTCCGCAAGCATCATTTGATTCTGCATCATTGTAACAAATTGCTATGTCGTCTACCATATTTAAGTTGCGGATTATTTCTAATCTTTCTTCGTATGGCATAAATGCTTGACCTTTTTTACGTTCTAGCCATGCATCACTGTTTATGCCTACCCATAATTCGTCGCCAAGTTTCTTTGCGGCTTTGAAGTAAGCAATATGTCCTGAATGTAGGGGATCAAACCCACCGGTTACTAATACGATACGTTTCATACAGTTATTTAATTAACTGCATACTAAATTCGTTCTAATATGATTAGAAACTTTTCTTGAACAACTCTAGTAGAGCCCATAAAAGGTTTTTTAGTTTTTCCTACCTTAGTTCTGGTTTCTGAATGACTTATTTTCCAACTGTCGTTGAGTTTGTTACTAATTTTGTCTTTCCACCAAGCACTAGGTTCTACAATAAGATGTGCATTACGTCCGTCGGTGAGTGTTTTCTTTGCTAAATGACAAGCAATGTAATGATATTGGTGATTACTAATTTTTAATAAATTGTCTAATGTTTGATCAATTTCATTTGGCTCAACATGCTCTAGCACATCACTGCTATATACCATATCAACCTGTTGAGGCAAATCAATTGGCGATGTTACTGGATCGTAACTATAAATTTTCATGTCAGGCCATTTTTCTTGCATTGCAATAGTTGTATTGCCTTTGCCACAGCCAAAATCTAATATGCTCTTGACACCTTTTTCTTCTACTATCTTAACAAAATCTTCTGGCAGTCTTGCCGCTGTACCAAAAGTTTTTCCATCATGTAGAACTTTAAGTTGCTCAACATAATCTTGGCTAATGTTGTTTTTCATATGTTACTCCCTTGTATAAACACAGTCCGCTTTTGCTATTTTACTCATACGTATATATCCGTAATCTTCTAGTATTTTGTGTGGATCAGGCAAATCATCCGGCTGTCTATCAAAAATTCTTGATTTGCTTTCCATCATAACAACAGGATTATTATTTTCGAAAAACTTTTTTGCTCCTAAAAGGACATATGCTTCGTGGCTATCAACATCTATTTTAATAAAATCAACATCTGTAAAATTGTAATAGTCTAGTGTAGAAGTTAAAATTTTTGTTTTATCAAATCCTGTGTTTTCTTTTCCTGAAATAAATCCTGCATATCCTGCTTTACCATGATAAAAATCTTGTACACCTATTTTGTTACTTAATCCTACATTATACATTATAGTATTTTGTAAATGATACGCAAAAATATTTTTTACACAACAATTATAAGTTTCTGGTAGTGCTTCAAAAGCAAAAACATTTTGAAACTGTTGTGACATTAGTAGTGTTGAATCACCTACCCAGGCACCAACATCTATAGCATTTTCAAATTTTTTACAGTATTTAAATGCTTCTGCTAACGGATCAGCACAATGAAATATGTTAGATAAAAGTTCTTGCTCAAGACCTTTTGGACAATGTTCGTCAGGTACGTACCAATTTCCCACTTTTATCATAGAGTAGCATCTTCCATACCTGCTACACGTAGTTTTGTGATGTTTGTTATTTGCCACTGCTTTTGATCAAGTGCTTTGAGTACACCTAGCCATTTGTTACGTAGCAGTGCAAATTCGTTGATGATCTTTTCATAATCAACAACGTCTGCTTCACCGTCAACATACCTGTCAACATCTCTACTTGACAAAGCACGTTGATAATTTTCTAAATATTTTTTGAAATACTGGCTACGTAATCTGCGTAGCTCAATGTTTAAGTAGTTGAGAATCGCTTCAATCTCTTGCAATTGATTAAAGCGATGCTCAACTATACCAGGCATAGACGCAGAAGCACGTTCTAAGTTACCACTAAGTTTACATTCTACTCTTGCCTCTTCAAGTTCATTTTCAAAGAATGCAACAGCATTAGGAATCTTACCAATATCTCTACTTACTTCTGAGTACCAACCCATTTAGTCTTCCCATTCATTGTTGTAGTCATCTTCGTCGTCGTATTCATCGCCAATATCTAAGTAATAATTAATTGCGGCATCAAGTTCTGTACATGTGCCTAATGCATCACGAAACGCTCTATCTGTTGTACCATAATCAGCACACACATCTACATACCGTTCAGCAACAGTTTCAATCTTTTTAGAATCAACGGAATCTTTAAAAACCATCCAGATGTCTACAATATGATTTTCGTCCATAGTTTACTCCTCAGTAACTTCTTCAACTACTTCTTCATCAGCAGTTTCTTCGATATTTACCTTAGTCTGCTCTTTTATGAGGTAGTCTGACATAACCTTGTCAAGGAGTTCTCCAGTCCATTTCTTACGATAGTCAAGCAACTCTTCACCATCTAAAGTTGTGTACGCAAGTCTGTTTCCTGACTTAACAATAAGTCCTTTTTTCTCAAAAAGTTCAAGTAGTCCACTGTAAGGATTCATACCTGTTTCGTATGGAATCTTTACCTGTACGCCTTCAAAAGGTTTTGCGTAACGTGTTTTCATTACTTTACAACCTGCACGAATACCACGCACTTCGCTGATCTTATTACCATCTTCATCTTCTTTAAGTTTTAGTTTTTTCATTGCTACAACGATTGAAGATGCATAGATAAAGCCTTGACCTCCTGAAATCTTATCATCTGGATCAAACATATCTTGCGATGCGTATGTATGGTTAGTACATACAAGTCCTACGTTATGCGAACCAATCATGTTTACTGTGTTACGAACAAGTGCAGTCAATGCCTTAGGCTTACGACCC